ACAAGCTGCTCGGCCTCGCGGTGGTGGTGGGGGGGGTGGTCGCTACGCTGGCCTACGCTCTGCACGCGCTGGCCCAGCTGAAGCAGGGGATGGGGGTCTAGGACTCCCGGCCCGAGCGCAACGGTTCACGGTTTCCTTGGGGCGCGCGCCCCTTGCCTTGTCGGCCCCCAGCGTGAAGGGGGCGGGGGTAAGGGGCGCGCGCGTTTTCGTGCTCCGGGGTGTCACGGTAGGGGGTTGAGGGGGGGCCCCGCGGTGCACGTCGACCCAGGGGGGCAGGGGCCCTGCGGTGCACGTCGACCCAGGGGGGCAGGGGCCCTGCGGTGCGCGAGCTGGCCGTCGGCGGCCAGTGGTTGACGGCCGGCGGGTGGTGGTGCGGGGAAGGCAGGGGCCCCGACGCAGCCGGACCCCGGCCTCGACCCCCCTCCCCCCGGGGTCGGCGCAGGCTCGAGCACCACCCCCAGACCCCCGGCCTGGGCCCCGCCGGCCGGACCCCCGCCTGGCAGGCCCTTGGCGAGGCCGCCGTGGCCATCTACTGTAAAAGCTATGTACGGCATACCGTTCCCAAGGGTGTCCTTGGGAACAACGACCTAGCAAGGGACGTGCCACACCTGCCCAGGATCCGGGCCGGGGACGCAAGTCGAGGCCTGGCATGGGCTTGTGCGCCTCGGCCTCGAGCGTCGCAAGTCCATGCTGGACAAGGGGTTACGACGGGAGGGAAGGTTCTTCCCGGAGGCCTGAAAATCTCCAGTGGAACAGACCCCCCGTCCGCGGTAGGCACCTCCCGGCAATTTTCATGCCAGAAAACCAGTCAAACGGATTTTCTAATTTTTACAGGACGTAAATCTGATTCATTTACCGATTCGAGGCGATCTTATAATCAGCATTTCGCGCGCGCTAAGTCCTGTAGAACAAGGCACTTCTGACGCCGATTCCCGATTCACAAACACCTAATCAAGAGCCCGCACACCCCATAAAGACGTAAGTCGTTGTCCGACAAGGACTTACATCCTCACCGTATATGCTCAACTTTTAGAAGTGGAGGGGAAGAGAGAGTAGAATAAGATGCAAGGCCCCAGAGAGGCAGGCCCGCCGCGCCGTGGGCCACCCCACCCCCTACCCCCGTCGGGTAGGGCATGTTCAAACATCAACGCGGTCCTGGCGACCGCTCCTCGACGCGGTGCGCGCGTGAGGACATACTGCCGCTGGTTCTAGCTCCAGCCCACGACGCCCTCACACGCGCGCAAGGTACACTTGCCCACCATGAGCAATCCCCCCGATCTGGTAACTGACCTGCAGGCTCGGCTCGCGGAGAACACGCGCGCGATGACCGCCCTTCAGGTCGGCCACGCCTCCCGCGTCGCCGAGGCGCGCGCCGAGGTCTCCGGCCTCACTCACCCCGCCCAGAAGGCGCTCGCCCGCCGCGCGCGAGAGGTCCGCGAGCAGCTGCAGCGCGTCCAGTCGGACTGGGAGGCAGAGAGGCTCGAGCTCGAGCTCGCCGTCGAGGCCGCCCGGGTCGCCGAGCGCGCCGCCGTCCGGGACCGGGTCAACGAGATAAACCAGGCGCACGCCGCCGAGCTCGCCGACCTCCGCTCCGCCGCCCAGGCCATCCGCCGGGAGCTGGGCGAGGCCCGCTGGGCCGCCTCCGTCCGGGCCCAGGCCGCCGCCCGCGCCGAGGCCGCCGCCGCCCGCCAGCGGGAGGCGGTAGCCCAGGCCGCCGCCGCCCAGGCCGAGGCCCTAAGGGGCGCCGCCGCCGAGTCCGTCGCCCGCGCCGCGACGATGCCCGAGCGCGCCGCCGCGCGCCGCGCGGCCATGGAGAGGTTCATCGCGACCGACGACCCCGCGGACCGGACCCGCTACACCCTCGCGGACCTCATCCCCGAGGAGGTCGACCTCGTGTTCGACGAGTCCCTGGACCTCTACGAGCTCGCGAAGCGCCTCGGCGTGTTCCACGCGGACGCCAAGCGCCTGCGCGCCTCGCCCCGGCCCAAGGCCGCCCCGGCGGACAAGCGCCGGCGCCCCGGCCGCCCCGCCGTGCTCTCGGCCGAGCAGGTGCGCGAGCTCCGGCTCTCCGCCGAGCCGATCGCCGCGATGGCCGAGCGCATGGGCGTCTCGCGCGGGTACGCGCAGCAGGTGCGCTACCGCCAGGCCCGGGCCGAGGTGCCCGACGTCGACCCGGCCGAGGCGCGCGCCCTCGCCGCCCGGATGCTATCCTCGGAGAGGGAGGAGACCGCTTGAGCCGCGCGCCGGAGCCCCGCCGATCACTCGATCTCGTGCCCGCCGTCCAGGCCCTGGTGTGCGAGGTGCTCGAGACGACCGGCGACCTCGGCAAGGCCGCGCGCGCCGCGGGGACGACCCTGTCGGCGATCCGCGCCGCCGCCGCCCGCGACCCCTCGTTCTCGGAGGCGCTCGAGCTCGCCGTCACGAACTGGAAGGACTCCGTCCTGATCCCCGAGGCCGCGCGCCGCGCGGTGGAGGGGGCCGAGAAGGGCGTCTACTACCAGGGGAAGCAGGTCCTGGACGAGGAAGGTAAGCCCGTCGTCGAGCGGGTCTACTCCGACGGGCTCATGCTGCGCCTGCTCGAGGTCCTCGACCCGCGCTTCCGCCCGCACTCGGTCACCGAGCGCCGCGACGCCCCGACCGCGGCGGCCATCGACAACCTGCTCCCCGAGCAGCGCCGCCGCTTCGACGCCTTCGTGGAGTCCCTGCACCTGGCGCCGCCGACCAGCCCGCCCGCCGCGGGCGACGCGCCCCAGCCCCCGCGCGAGATCGCGCCCGACCCCGAGGAGCCCGCCCCGTGACGGCCTCCGAGCGACTCCGCGACGCCCTGCTACTCGCCGTGCCGGGCGACACCAGATGGAACCAGGAGGGCCCGACCACCCGCGCGTTCCCGGCGAACCACCACCCCGTGTCGTTCGTGGCCGTCGAGGCGGGGATCGCCCCGGCGTGCTTCATCGGATTCGTGTGGGACCCCGCCCGGCCGCGCTGCGCGGCGGCGGGCCCCGACCCCGAGGCGGTCGTGCGCGCGACGATCGCCGACGCCGCCCCGCGCGGCGCCCTGCTCCGCGGCCCGGGGTCCCGACAGTGATCGTCTGGCTCATCCACGGCCTCCGCGGCGGACGCTCGGTTCTCGCCTGGCGCCGGACCGCCGACCCCGACGAGGCGTGCGCGGAGGCGATGGCGCTCTGCGGCCTCGAGCGCGTCCTCTCGTGCCGGCCGCTGCCGGCGCCGGCGTGAGCCCGAAGCCCAACCCGCCCGCCGACCTCGCGGCGCTCGCCCGCTGGGCCGCCGCGCACCCCGACGAGGCGCGGCTCCACCTGCGGAAGGCCGGCGCGGAGCGCAGCCTCGTCGAGTTCGTCAAGCTCATGTGGCCCGTGCTCGAGCCGGGTCGGAAGCTCGTCACCGGCTGGGCGCTCGAGGCGGTCGCGAGCCACCTCGAGGCGGTCACGGCCGGGCGGATCCGGCGGCTCCTGATCAACATTCCGCCCGGGAGCATGAAGCCCGAGTGGGTGGGGAACCTGGTCGCCACGCGGCGCGGTCGGATCCCGCTCGGCGAGGTCGCGGTCGGCGACGAGGTGCTCACGCACCGCGGGCGCTACCGACGGGTGCTCGCGGTCCACGAGCAGGGCGTGCTCCCGCTTCTGCGGGTAGAGACGTTCGCCGGTCGCGTGAGCCGCGCCGCGGCGGATCATCCGTACCTGACCCCGCGCGGCTGGCGCCGCGCCGACGAGCTTCGTCGGGGCGACACGCTGGCCGCGGTTCGCCCGGACGAGGACCTGTCGGGAGACGTCACGGTGGAGGAGGCGCGCGTCCTCGGCTACCTGGTCGGCGACGGGTCGCTCACCACGGCGACCACCGTGTTCACGAACTCCGATCCCGAGGTGATCGCTGACTTCGAGCGGTGCTGCGAGGCGGTGGGCCTGCGGACCAGCAAGTCGCTGTACGCGGGTCGAACGTCCTGGACCGTCCGAGTTCTGGGGTCGCGCGGCTGGGTCGAGAGCTTCGGGCTGACAGGGAAAAACAGCTACGACAAGTTCATCCCGAACCGAGTGCTGGCGTCGTCGCGCGAGGTGCTCTCGAACTTTCTCGGAGCGTACTGGGCCAGCGACGGAAACGTGTACGTGCGCGACACGCGGCAGCGAGGCTCCGCCTACCGAAGCTCCTGCACGACGGTCTCCAAGCGCCTCGCCGACGACGTGCAGCACGCGCTGCTGCGGCTCGGGATCCGATCGTCGGTTCGGCGCAAGGTCAGCAAGATCAGAACGCGGAAGCAGGGCGACCTCTACGTCTCCTGGACGGTGAGCGTCGTCGGCAGCCCGGACCTGTGGAGGATCGCCGCGCTGCCCGGGCTCTGCGCCCGCAAGCGGCTAGCGGCGGATACCGCCCCGGACTCGATCTTCGAGCGCGTTCTGTACGAGGACGAGGTCGAGTCGGTCGAGCTGGACGGAGAGGGCGAGTGCCGGTGCCTGACGGTCGAGGAGGACGCCTCGTTCACCGTCGGAGACGTGGCCGTGCACAACTCTCTCCTCTGCAACGTCTTCTGGCCCGCGTGGGAGTGGGGCCCGCGGAACCTGCCGCACATGCGGTACATGAGTTCGGCGTACTCCGAGGACCTGACGATCCGAGACAACGGGCGGTGCCTGCGCCTCGTGCAGTCGGAGGTCTACCAGAAGCTCTGGGGCGAGCGCGTGAAGCTCGAGAGCTTCGGCAAGGAGAAGTTCGGGAACTCCGCGACCGGGTGGCGCTTCGCGAGCTCGGTCAAGGGCACGGGCACGGGCGAGCGCGGCGACCGCGTGATCCTGGACGACCTGCTGAACGCGCGCGAGGTCGCGAGCGAGGCGGCGCTCGACATCTGCCTGCAGTACTTCACCGAGGTCATCCCGAGCCGCACGAACGACGCCTCGAGCGCGATCATCCTGATCATGCAGCGCCTGCACGACCGGGACCCCGCCGGCCACATCCTCGAGCACGGGCTCGCGTACGACCGGCTGATCCTGCCGATGCGGCACGAGCCCGACCACCCCTACCCGTCGAAGACGAGCCTCGGGTTCGTGGACCCGCGCACGGAGCCGGGCGAGCTCTTCTGGCCGGAGCGGTTCCCGCCCGCGCAGGTCGACGAGCTCGAGAAGGAGCTGTCGAGCTGGGGCGGGGACTACGCGATCTCGAGCCAGCTGCAGCAGCGCCCGGTGCCGCGCGGCGGGGGGATGTTCAAGCGCGACCAGATCCTCCGGGTCCGGGCCGAGGAGGTCCCGGTGGGACGGGTCTGCCGGGCGTGGGACCTCGCGGCGTCGAAGGACGGTCGCGCGGCCTACACGGTGGGGGCGCGCATGTCGCGCTGGAAGCGCGACGGGCGGGACCACTACACGATCACCGACATCGTCCGCGGGCGCTGGGGACCGGGCGAGGTGCGGATGCGGGTGCGGGAGGCCGCGGACGGGGACCCGCGCTCGACCGTGCACGACCTGCCGCAGGACCCCGGGCAGGCGGGCCTGTCGCAGAAGGCGGACTTCGCGGAGCTCCTGGCGGGGTACGACGTCCGGATCAGCCCGGAGACGGGGTCGAAGGAGGACCGCGCGCGCCCGCTCGCCGCCCAGGTGGAGCTCGGGAACGTCAGCGTGGTCGAGGCGCCATGGACCGACCAGCTCCTGGCCGAGCTCGGGCAGTTCCCCGCCGGGACGTACAAGGACCAGGTGGACGCCCTCTCGCGCGCCTTCGCGCGGCTCGTCCGCATGCCGACCGCCTCCTCGGGGGCCGCGGCCGAGGTTGTCCAGCAGGACGATCCGGAGTAGCATGGGGGCCATGCGCCCCTTCATCGCCGCCCTCGTCCTCGCCCTGCTCCCCGGATGCGCCGTCGACCGCCAGGCCGTCGCGTCCAGCACGCCCGAGGCCCTGCCGGAGTACGACCGCCAGCTCGCGGAGGAGGCGGCGGCCCAGGCCGCGGTCTCCGCGGCGGAGGGCCAGGTCGAGTCCGCCGCCCAGAGCCCCGACCCGTCCGACGACCTCCCCGCCGCGGAGGCGCTCGCCGCCGCGAACCGCCGCCTCGCGGGCGCGGAGGAGGCGCTCGCCGGCCTCGAGGAGCGCGCCGCGCGCCGCCAGGCGGAGCCGCTCGCCGGCCTCCTGCCCTACGGCCTCGGCGCCCTCGCGCTCGAGGCGGTCGCCGCGCTCTCGAGCCGGCGCAAGCGCTCGCTGTACGCCTCCGCGTTCCGCAGCATGTCCAAGGGCAAGCTCTACACGGCCGCCGGCGACGTGCTGCGCGCCATGGGCGCGATGCACTCGCGGCCCGAGACCGTGGCGACCTCCGGGTACGTGTCGTCCTCGTCCGCCGAGGGCGCGACGACGATCGTTATCAACACGACCTCGCCCTCGGCCTGAGACCCTAGGTGCTCGACCGCATCCTGAAGCAGCTCGGGCTCTCGCGGGACCTCTCGCGCGCGCCCGGGCCGCAGGCCCTGCCGCCCGACGCCCCGCAGGGCGTCAGCGGCACCGCCGTCGTCGGCGGGTACGTCCAGGTCGTCGAGCGCCGGCCCGAGCTCGCGGGCGACCAGCGCTACGTCACCTTCTCGAACGCGCTCGCGAACACGGCGATCGTGAGCGCGGGGGTGCGCTACTTCCTGAACCTGGTCAGCCGCCCGCAGTGGACGCTCGACCCGACGGACCACCCCGACTCGCAGCGCCTGACCGACCTCGTCTACGCGATGATGTACGGCCCGACGGCCGGAGCCACCTCGTGGCAGCGCGTCGTCCGCCGCGCCGCGATGTACCGCTTCTACGGGTTCAGCCTGCAGGAGTGGACCGCCGGCGTGCGCGCCGACGGCACGATCGGCATGGCCGACGTCGCGGTGCGCCCGCAGTCGACGATCCGCCAGTGGGACGTCGACGAGCGCGGCCGCGTGTACGGCGCGTGGCAGGAGAGCCCGATGAGCGGCGCGCGCGTGTTCCTCCCGCGCTGGAAGCTCGTCTACCTCGTCGACGACTCGGTGAGCGACTCGCCCGAGGGCATGGGCCTCTTCCGGCACGTCGCCGAGTCCGTGCGCCGCCTGAACCGCTACGAGCAGCTCGAGGGCTGGGGCTACGAGACCGACCTCCGCGGGATCCCGGTCGGCCGCGCGCCGATCGCGGAGATGCGCGAGAACAAGGCCGACGTGGACGCCGAGCTCCAGGGCATGCGCGCGTTCCTGCGCGGCCACGTCAAGACCCCGAACATGTCGGTCCTGCTCGACAGCATGACCTACGAGGACCGCGAGACCCGGCGCCCGTCGTCGGCGTACAAGTGGGGCCTCGACCTCCTGCGCAGCGACGCGAACTCCCACGCGGAGGTGCTGCGCGCGATCGAGCGCCTGAACCGCGAGATCGCGCGCGTCCTCGGCGTGGAGCAGCTCCTGCTCGGCGACGGCGCCGCGGGCAGCTTCGCGCTCGCCAAGGAGAAGAACCACAACTTCGCGGTGCAGGTCGACGGCACGCTCGAGGAGCTGCGCGAGGCCTTCCAGCGCGACTACCTCGGCCCGATCTGGGCGATGAACGGCTGGCCGCTCGAGGCGATGCCCGAGATGCTGACCGACCGCCTGCAGTACCGCAGCGCGCAGGAGGTGGCCGACACCCTCGCGAAGATGGGCCAGGCGGGCGCGATGACGCTCCCGAACGACCCCGCGGTGAACCAGGTCCGCGACCTGCTCGGCCTCCAGCACCCGGTCGAGGTGCCCTCGGCGCTCGACGCCGGGCTCCTGCCCGGCCGCCAGGCGGCCGAGGTCGCGGAGATGGCGGCGGAGACGGCCGAGGCGACCGCGGAGGCGACCCCCGAGGACGAGGAGGCGTCCGCGTGAAGACCTGCCCCGGGTGCCTCGGCTCCGGCCGCGTCCGGCGCATCGACGTCCTGGCGGGCACCAGCGAGGTCGGCCCCTGCGACGTGTGCGGCGGGGCCACGCGCGTCGCGCTGGACGTCCTCTGCCCAAGCGTCCGCGTCTCGGGTACAGTGCGCGTCCTCAACCCGGGCGACCCCGGCTACGAGGAGCGAAAGAGGGAGCTGGAGGAGCAGGGATGAAGCGAAACGAGCAGTGCCCCGAGTGCGGGGGCTCCGGGCGCGACGCCGAGCGCGTCGCGAAGCACGAGGCCCACGACGTGCCCGGCGGGCATGCCGAGTACGATGGCCCCGCCCAGTGCGACCGCTGCGCGGGCACGGGCCGCGTCGGGGAGGGGTACCGCGACATGCGGCTCCTGATCCCGCACGACCATCCGCACCGCGCGGAGATCGAGGCGCTCCTCAATGCCGAAGGTCCGCGGCCCGGGAAGGGGGACTGATACCGTGACCGGCTTCATCTCCAACGCGGCGGCCATCGCGGCGTGCGACGCCATCGTCGATCGCCTGGACCTCGGGTCCACGAACGCCACCGCGCGCGTCCGAATCTACTCGGGCACCGTGCCGACCGACGCCGACACGGCGCTCGGGGCGCAGGTGCTCCTCGCCGAGCTCAACATGAGCAACCCCGCGTTCGGCGCGGCGGCGGACATCTCGCCGGGCGCGCGGGCGACCGCGGCCGCGATCTCGGACGACACGAGCGCCGACGCCACCGGCACGGCCGCGTTCTTCCGGATGGTGGACCGCAACCCGACCGCGGTCCTGCAGGGAGCCTGCGCGACCTCGGGGAGCGAGCTCAACTTCAACACCACGGCGATCTCCTCGGGCGCCATCGTCTCGATCACCAGCTTCACGGTGACCGTCCCCGAGTCGTGAGCGGGGGCCCGGATTGGCCCTCGACTACGGCTTCTCGGTAGTCCCGTTCTCCGTCGCCACGGCGTCGGGGAACCAGACCATCTCGATCCCGAGCGGCCCGGGCAAGACGCCCAAGGCCGTCCTGTTCCTGGTCTCGCGGGCGACCGCGCTCGACACGATCACCGCGCAGGCGATGATCGGCGGCGGGGCGGCCGACGGGAGCACGCAGCGCGCGGTCGCGGTCATGGCCGAGAACGGCCAGCCGGCGCTCAACGCCGACAGCGGCTCGCGCATCGACACCGGCGCGTGCATCCAGATCACCGGGACGGTGAACCAGGGGAAGGAGGCGCGCGCCACCTTCGTCTCGTTCGGGACCGACCAGGTCACGATCAACTGGGCGAGCGGCGACGAGCCGTCGAACGCCTACCGCGGGTACGCCGTGTTCCTCTGGGGCGCGGACATGCTGGCCGGGGTGCTGAACCTCAAGAGCTCGGGCTCGCTGAACGGCACGGTCGCCACGACCGCGCCGGGCGTGACGCCCGACGGCCTGATCGCCCTCAGCGTCGGCCAGGACTTCGCGGCCGACCTCGGCACGACGGTCGCGCGCCTGTCCGTCGGGTTCGCGGGCCGCTCGAGCGGCGGCAACGCGGCCGCGACCGTCACGGCCGAGGACAACGCCGCGGGCTCGACCTCCTCGGGGTCCATGGTCCGCACCGACGCCTGCGTCTCGACCATCACGGGCGTGGCCGGCGCCGTGACGGAGACCGCGCGCGTCCAGGTCTCGTCCTGGGACAGCACCGGGTTCACGATCAAGAGCCTCACCGCGTCCGCCGTCGACGCGATGTACCTCTGGTTCCGCGTCGCGGGCCGGAACGTGTACGTCGGGTCCCCGACCCTCAACGTCGACACCTCGGGGCAGTCGACCGAGACGGCCCCCGGCCGGCGCGGGTGCTTCATCATGGCGGCCGGGACGCGCGTGACCGCGGCCGACTCGGTCTCGAACACGACCGGCTCGATCAGCGTCGGCGCCGCGAGCTCCGCGTCGGGCACCCAGGCCTGCGTCACCTGGAACGCGCGCGACGGCATCGGCACCTCGGGCACGCAGTCGCTGACCTCCAGCGCCAACATGGTCGACGCAGTGTCGACGGCCACCCTGCACGAGTACGTGCTGAACCACGTCGCCTTCACCGCGACGGGGTACACGTACAACGTGAGCTCGACCGCGGCGGCGGACTCGCCGGTCGCGATCCTGGTGGTCGAGGAGCCGCCCCCGACCGGCGCGATGACCGTCGCGCGCGCGGTGCTGGCGGGGGCCGCGACGGAGCGGTTCACCGCCTCGGGCGCCCTCGCCGTGCAGCGCGCCGCCCTGTCGGGCGCGGCCGCGGAGCGGTTCCAGGCCTCGGGGTCGCTGACCGCCGGGGCGACCGTGCTTTCCGGCGCCGCGCTCGAGCGGTTCGCCGCGTCCGGCGCCGTCCTGCGGCCGCCGACGGTCCTCGCCGGCTCCGCGCTCGAGAAGGTCGCCGCCTCGGGCGCCGCCGCGGCCGCCGCCGCGGTCCTCGCCGGCTCCGCCGCGGAGCGGTTCGCCTCGTCGGGGTCGATCCTGACCGCGGCCGCGATCCTCGCGGGCTCCGCGGCCGGCCGGCTCTCGGCCTCGGGAGCCCTCTCGGTCGGGGTCGCGGTCCTCGCGGGATCCGCCGCGGAGCGCGCGTCGGCCTCGGGGGCTGTCTCGGCCGCGCCGACGGTCCTCGCCGGCTCCGCGCTTGAGAAGGTCGCCGCCTCTGGGGCCGTCTCCCAGGCGGCCGCGATCCTGGCGGGCTCCGCCACCGCGGCCGCCGCCGTCGCGATCACCGCCTCGGGCGGGGTCCTGGTCGGCGCCGTCGTCCTGACGGCCGCGGCCGCGGAGCGGTTCCTCGCGACGGGGGTCCTCACCGTCCCCGCCGCGGTCCTCGCGGGGACCGACGCCGAGGCCATCGCGGACGTGCACGTCCTCGCGGCCGGGCGCCGGCTGCTCCTCGACCTCCTGGCCGGGCACGCCGCGGCGACCGACCTTTCCGCCGGACGCCGGGTCGTCTACGATCTGGGCGGCGGCATCTGAACATGGCGAAGCGCAACCAGGACGTCGAACTCTTCCAGCGCACGCGGGTCATCCTCCGGTTCGCGGTGGTAGACGAGGACACCGACGGCGAGCCCCTGCTCGACCTGACCGGGCTCTCGGCCAAGTGGGCCGCCTGCGCCCAGGGCTCGAGCGGGCCCCTGACCGCGTCCCCGGTGATCGACCTCGACTCGCTCGGCGCGCCGAGCGCGAACGGGAGCACGATCGAGGTCCTGGTCCCGGCGGTCGACGGCTTCAACGTCGTCGTGACCCTCGAGGAGGGGGACACCGACCTCCTGCGGGCCGGCAGGGAGTACTTCCACCAGCTCGAGCTGTACGACGGGTCGGGGAACCCCGAGGTGGCCGCCGACGGGGCCGTGACCGTGAACCCGAACATCGTGAACGCCTGAGCCATGGTCTCCGTCCTCGACGACTCCCCGAGCGGGAACACGTACAACGACCTCGACGCGCTCGCGACGCGCCTCGGGGACTCGATCCGCGCCGCCGCGACGTGGGAGTCCGCCGACCCGGACGACCAGGCGCGGTGCGCGATCAGCGCCACCCTGCTAATCGACGAGCCGGCCTACGAGGGGTCGCCCTCGGACGTCCCGCCCGCCCAGACCCGCGCGTTCCCGCGCGACGGGCTGACCGACAAGTACGGCGCCGCCCTGCCCGACGGGACGACGCCGGAGGAGGTGCTCCAGGCGCACGCGCTCCTCTCCTACGAGCTCCTGGTGAACCCGGACCTAGAGGCCCAGGTCAGCACGGCCGCCGGCGCGGTGAAGCGCGTGAAGGCCGGGTCGGCGGAGGTCGAGAACTTCGCGCCCGGGGCGTTCGACCCCGTGACGCGGTTCCCCCCGCGCGTCCAGGACCTGCTCGACCCGTTCCTGCTCGACTCGAACGGCGGCGCGTCCGGGAGCGAGTCCTCCGGGACCGGCGCCGAGTCGGAGTTCGACGACTGCGACGTGGAGAACCTGTCCCAGGGGCTGGGCTAGTGGGCGTCCCGCTCTTCGGCCAGGACATCTCGGGCGCGGTCAAGCGCGCCATGGCCGCCGGCCTGCCCCGCGCCACCCTGCGCCGGCCCGCGCTCTCCGCGGCCGACCCCGCCTTGCCCGCGGCGCCGCCGCGGGTCGCCTACCGCTCGTTCCCCTGCCGGGGGTTCGAGGACGAGGCGGCCACCGTCCGCCGCTCGGGCACGGCCGTCCGCGCCGGCGAGCGCGTGGTGGTGCTCATCGGCGACACCCTGCCGCGGAGCGTCCGCCCGCAGCCGGGCGACCTGATCGTCCTCCTCGGCGAGACGCTCGAGATCGTCGGCGACGGCGTCTCGGCCGACCCCGCCCTGGCCACGTACACCTGCGTCTGCCGTGCGTGAGCGCGAGGACCGGGAGCTCGCCGCGGCGGAGGCCTACCTCGCCGCCGCCTACCTCGCCGCCGCGCGCGCCGCGCGCCGGGAGCTGACCGAGGCCGAGGTCCGCCGCCTGCTCGCCCGGGGCGGCCCCGGGGCCGTGGCGCGCCGCTGGGCCGCCCTCGCCCTCGCGCGGCTGCGACCCGCCCTGCAGGCCCGCGCCCTCGCCGCCGGCGAGCGCGCCGCCGCCGACATTGCCCGCTCGACCGGAGCCCCCGGCGGACTCGACCTATCGCGGCGCCGCCTGCCGGACGCCCTCGCGGCGGCCCTGGCCGCGCTGTCCATCGACCTCGCCGACTCCGCGCGCCGCGCGGCCGAGGAGGCGAACTACGCCGCCTTGCTGCGCGGCGAGGACCCCGCCCGCTGGGTCCGGGCCTCCGTCGGCCTGAACGCCGCCCAGGCGCGCGCCCTCGCCGCCATGGCCGGGGTGCTGGACCGCCGCGGCCCGCCCGACGAGGGCGAGGAGGACGGGCGAACGAGTCCCGCCGCCATCCTCGAGGCGTACCGCGGGCGGCTCTCGAGCGCCGCGGCCGCCGCGGTCGGGCTCGCGCTCGCGCAGCGGGCCATCGCCGTCGGGGAGTCCGAGGCCGCCGCCCAGTCCCTCGAGGACGGGGAGATCGAGCCCCCGACCTGGGAGTGGGTCACCGCCCGCGACGAGCGCGTGCGCCCGTCGCACCGCGCCATGCACGGCCAGGTCCGGCCGGACGGGGAGCCGTTCCGGAGCGGGGACGGGAACCTGCTCCGCTACCCGCACGACCCGTCGGCCCCGCTGTCCGACCGGGCCGGCTGCCGGTGCCGGCGACGCCTGAGGGCTGGCGCTGTCGCCCGCCCGGAGGTAGCCTGAACCCCTTGTCCCAGACCGACTTCCAGATCACCGCGGAGGTGTGCAAGGTCGACGAGTCCCAGGGGCTCGTCTTCGGCTGGGCCTTCGTGTGCGACGAGGGCGGCAAGCCCTACGTCGACCTGCAGAAGGACTGGGTCACGCCCGACAACCTCGTGAAGGTGGCCTCGAGCTTCGCGCGTGGCGCGCGCGTCGCCAAGGACATGCACGAGGGCGGCCCGGCCGGCACCGTTGAATTCGTCTGGCCGATGACGGCCGACATCGCCAAGGCCTGCGGGATCCAGTCCGCGCGCACCGGGATGCTGATCGGGATGCGACCCGGCCCCGAGATGCTGGCCAAGTTCAAGAGCGGCGAGTACCGCGGCTTCTCCATCGGGGGCCGCGGCCGCCGCACGGAGGTCGAGCTCCCGTGAGGAAGGTCAACCGGCTCGAGATCGACGAGATCGACGAGATCAGCGGGGTCGACAACCCGGCGCAGCCGGTCGCGCGCGTCGCGATCTTCAAGCGCGCCGGGGCGGTCCGGAAGCGCCTCCAGGCGACCTCCGAGGAGGCCGGCCACGCGCACACGCTCGAGGACGACGGCCGCGCCGGCGGCTGCACGAGCTACGTCATCTCGGCGGACTCCGACTACGCCCACATGCACGACTGGATCCGCCGGGCCGACGGCTCGGTCGAGATCCTCGCCGCGGACGGCCACTCCCACTCGGTGGTGGCCAAGCGCGCGTTCTCGGCCGCGGAGCGCGCCGAGCTGGCGGAGCGGGGCGTCGCCCTGCCCGACGGGTCCCTGCCGATCGAGGACGTCGCCGACCTGCGGGCCGCCGTCGCGGCGCAGCCGCAGGAGGGCCGCGTCGAGAAGGCCATTGCGCACATCCGGCGCCGTGCACTAGCATTGGGCGCCTCGGAGCTGGTCCCGGACAGCTTCGGCAAGCAGACCGCCGGGAACAAAACCGAGAACATGACCAACCAACCCGACCCGGCCGCGCAGCTGGCGGAGACCGTGCGAAAGCTGGGCGAGTCCCAGGCCGAGCTCGCGGTCGCCAAGGCGCTCGGCGAGATGAGCGACGCCGAGAAGTCCCTGTACTCCGGCATGGACGCGGCCGGCCAGGAGGCCTTCCGCAAGATGACGCCCGCGCAGCGCCTCGAGAAGGTGCGCGCCGCGAGTGAGTCGAACCCGGTGATCCTGGAGATCGACGGCCAGCAGTTCCGCAAGAACGACGACCCGCGCCTCGTGGCCACCGCGAAGCGCGCCCATGAGGCCACCCTCGCCCTCGCGGCGGAGCGCTCGCTCCGCCAGTCGGACGAGCTGCGCAAGCGCGCGGGCTCGGAGCTCGGCCGCCTGCCCGGCGACGAGACCGCCAAGGTCGCGCTGCTCCGCGCGGTCGACGGCATCGGCGACGAGACCGTCCGCAAGGCCGTGTTCTCGATCCTGAAGGCCGGCAACGACGCGCTCGCCAAGTTCCAGCGCGAGCTCGGCACGGCGTCCGGCGCCGGCGACCAGCCCGACTCCGCGGACGCGGCGCACGAAAAGCTCGAGGCGCTCGCCAAGGGCCTCCGCGAGAAGAATCCCAAGCTGACCGAGGCGGACGCCTACGCGCTCGCCGCGGACCAGAACCGCGACCTGTACGAGCAGGCCGTCGGAACCACGATCGTCGGCCAGGAGGCCTGATCCCATGTCCGCCAACATCAGCGGCGTCATCGTCCCGATCACGGTGGCCGCGGCCATCGCGCAGTACAAGTTCCTGGAGATCGCCTCGGCCAACGCCGTCGCGACCGCGGCCAACGCCGCGGCCGACGACGTGGTCGGCATCTCCCTGGAGGCGCGCTCGGCCGCGCAGATCACCGCGGGTGAGACCCGCATCCCGATGCTGCTCCCGAACTGCGTGGCCAAGGTCCTCGCCGGGGCCGCGATCGACATCACGGCCGGCGCGGTGCCGGTCACGACCGACAGCGCCGGCCGCGCCGTGGCCGTCGCCGCGGCCACGGACCGCATCCTGGGCTACGCCCTGCAGAGCGCGGGCGCGGCCAACGAGGTCATCGAGATCCTGTTCCTGAAGGGAGCCGACCGTCGCGACGCCTGATCGGCGCACGCGAAACGGGGGAGAGCAAATGAGCAAGTTCCGCAAGATGGTGAGCAACCCGACGGTCAGCGACGTCCACGTCGTCCGGCCGCTCGGCAACTTCGCGCAGAAGTACCTGCAGGACCAGTCCAACTTCGTCTCGCTCCGGGGGATGCCCAACCTCCCGGTGCAGAACAAGGCGGACCAGTACTGGAAGTTCTCGCGCGCGGACTTCTACCGCGACGAGGCCGAGGAGGTCGCCGACGGTCACGAGGCCCCCAAGGGCGGCTTCTCGCTGTCGCAGGACAGCTACCTGTGCAAGGTGCACAAGTTCGCCAAGGACGTGACCGACCAGCAGCGCGCCAACGCGGACTCGCAGGTCGCTCTCGACGAGTCGTCCGCGCAGTACGTGGCGCTGAAGCTCATGATCCGCCGCGAGGCCCTGTTCCTCGCGCGCTACTTCGGCCTGGGCATCTGGACCGGCGGCACCGACCAGGTCGGCGTCGCCTCCGGCCCCACGACCAACCAGTTCCTGCGGTGGGACGTGAGCGGCAGCACGCCGATCGCGAACATCCGCCTCGGCATCGAGTCCGTGCAGGGCAAGACGGGCTTCCGCCCGAACCGCCTGCTGCTCTCGCGCCAGGTGTGGAACAAGCTGCTCGACAACGCCGACCTGCTCTCGCGCATCAACGGCGGGGCGACGGTGGGCCAGCCCGCTCAGGTCCAGCGCCAGCTGGTCGCGAGCCTGCTCGAGCTCGACGAGATCCTCGTCGCCGACGGCGTCGCCAACTCCGCCAAGGAGGGCGCCACCGAGGCCACGAGCTTCCTCGCCGGCAAGAACGCGCTGCTGTACTACGCCCCGAACTCCGTGGACGTGCAGGGCACGCCCTCGGCCGGGGTCCAGTTCAGCTGGTCCGGCCTGACCGGCTCGACGCCGAGCGGCTTCCGCATCAAGCGGTTCCGCGACGAGAAGGTTGAGGCCGACACGATCGAGGGGCAGATGGCCTTCGACTACAAGGTCACCGGCCCCGAGCTCGGCTACTTCTTCAGCGCGGCCGTGTCGTGAGCGGCGGCGGCCGCGAGTCCTACCGTCCCGGGGAGCCGGTCGTGGCCGTCCGCCACGCCCGGCTCGACGGGAACACCCTCCTGGCCCCGGGCGACCGGGTGCCGGGGTGGTGCGACGCGCGGCACATCCTGCCCCTCTTCCGGGCGGGGCTCGTGGGGATGGAGGGCTGCCCCTGGGTGGCCCACCAGCTCCGCTGGCTCGGGGTCGCGCCCGCGCCGGTCCTGTCCGAGGTCGAGGCCTCGGCGCACGAGTCGTGAGCGAGCCCGCACGCCGCCTGGCCGACGGCCTGCGGCGCGCGGTGGAGCGCGCCACGTCTCGGGTGTCGGCGGCGATCCATCGCCGGCTCGTCGACGACACGCCCCGGGACACCGGGTTCGCGGCGAACAACTGGATCCAGACGCTCGGGTCCCCCCGGCAGGGGACCGCGGGCACGTACGAGGAGGCGACCCTGGGCCGCCTCGACCCCGGCCCCCGCGAGGCGGGCGTGGCCGCCGTGCAGGCCTACAGGCTCGAGGACGGCGACGTTCACGACGCGAACTCGGTCGACTACATCCAGAAGCTGAACGCCGGGAGCTCGCCCAAGGCCCCCGCGGCGTTCGTGCAGCGCGCGATCGTGCGGGGCATCGAGGAGGCGTCCGCGTGACGCCGTTCGAGGTCCTGGACGAGGTGTACCGCCGGTTCAAGGCCGAGTGGGACGCCGACGACGCGGCCGTGCTCCTCGAGGGCGACGGGAAGCCGGAGCCCGGCCCCGGCAGCCCCTGGGTGCGGGTGTCGTTCCGCGACTACGGCGGCGGCCAGCACACCCTCGGGCCCGAGGGCGCGCGCATCTACCAGCGCACCGGCGCGGCGTTCGTGCAGGTGTTCACGCCCTCCGTGCAGGGACCGGGCCTCGGGGCTACCCTGGCGCACCGCGCCCGTGCTATCTTCGAGGGCCGCCGGCTCGGGCCGGAGCTGACCTTCCTCGACGGCCGCGTCTCGGAGGCGCCCCTCTCGAGCGGAGACCGAAGCTACCAGACCAACGTCGAGGTGCGGTGCACCTACGACGAGACCAAGTAGGAGACCGAGACCGTGTCGCAAGTCAAGACCGACAACATCAGCCTCGAGGTGGCCGTCGAGTCCACCCTGGGGGTCCTCCCCGGCTCCCCGGTCTGGTTCCTGCTCGAGCCGAACGACATCACGGACTTCGGCGCGACGATCACCACGACCCCGCGCGCGCCGATCTCCGCGAACCGCCAGCGCCGCAAGGGCTCGACGACCGACCTCGACTCGGCCGTGGCCTTCGAGCACGACCTCACGCGCGAGGTGTTCGTCCTCTTCTCGGAGGCGTTCGTCTTCGCGACGTACCAGGGCAGCCAGATCGGGCGCCCGACGGCCGTCTCCACGTCGGCCTACACCGTCCCCGCGGGCCCGGTGCTGGCCAACGGGCAGCTCGTCTTCGCGCGCGGCTTCACGAACTCGGCGAACAATGGCCTGAAGCAGGTCACGACCGGCGCCACGTCGACCTCGATCCCGATCGCCGGCGGCGGCCTCGTGGTCGAGACGCCGCCCGCCAACGCCTCGCTCGAGGTGGCCGGCTGGCGCTTCGCCACGTCGGACCTCGCGATCACGGTCTCGGGCACCTCGGTCACGATCACCTCGGCCGCGGTCAACCTGACCACGGTCGGGATCAAGGTCGGACAGCTCATCCACGTCGGCGGCCTCACGGGCGCCAACCAGTTCTCGGCCGGCCTCGGCTACTGCCGCGTCCGCACGGTCGCGACCGGCACGATCACGGCCGACAAGCCCTCGAGCACGCTCCTGACCGACCCCGGCACGGGCGACACGGTGGACCTGCTCTTCGGCCTGTTCCTCAAGAACGTGCCGACGTCGGACGCCTCGTTCCTGACGCGCAGCTTCAACTTCGAGCTCCTCTACCCGGGCCTCAACACCGAGCTCGGGCCGCCCAACGACGCGGCCGAGTACGCGGTGGGCAACCTCGCGAACGAGATGACGCTGAACCTCGAGGTCGCCGACAAGGCCCTCGTCGACTTCGGCTTCGTCGGCACGAATACCGGGATCCCGACCACGACCCGCGCGACGAACGCGGCCACGCCGATCCAGCCCGTCCAGACGTCGGCCTACAACACGTCCGCGGACGTGCTGCGCCTGCGCGTGCAGCGCGTGGACGAGACCGGCCTCACGACCTGCTTCAAGAGCGTGTCGATCACGCTTGGCAACGAGGTCACGCCCGAGAAGTGCATCGGCACGCTCGGCGCCGTGTTCATGAACAACGGCCTCTTCCTCGTGGACATGGAGGGCGAGATCCTGTTCACCTCGATCGCGGTGGCCTCGGCGGTCCGGAACAACGAGACCGTGACGATGGACCTGCTCATGAAGAACACGGACGGCGCGATCTCCGTCGACATCCCGTCGATGACGCTCGGCGACGGCTCCAAGGACTTCCCGGTGCACGAGTCGGTCCGCATGGCCCTCGCGGGCGAGGCGTTCCAGGACACGTTCTTCGGCACCTCGATCGGCATCTCCCTCTTCCCCGTCGTGCCGTAAGGCGCCGCGGGGGCAACCCCCGACCCTCCCCCATGAAGTTCAAGCACCTGGACAAGGCGCAGGTGGCCCCCGGGGCCACCGCGCGCTTCGAGTTCGACGAGATCGCCCCCTTCCAGCCCGAGGGCCAGGACGAGAGCGGCTCGCCGCTGCCGCCCGTGGTCCCCTGGCTCGAGGTCCGGCCGGCCGGCGAGAGCAACCGCGCCTTCACGGCCGCGGTCCTCGCGCGCCCTGACAAGCTGGCCATCACGCGCGACCGCCTGAGCGTGGAGGACCTCGCGCTCGAGCGCCAGCGCTCCGTCCCGCTCTGGGCCGAGCACGTCCTGACGGGCAACGGCGGCGGCTGGGTGGACGACGAGACCGGCCAGCCGGTCCCGATGCCCCTCTCGGTCGAGCACCGCCGGAACCTGCTCCGCCAGCTGCCGCCCGACCAGTTCGACCGCCTGCGGGTCTTCTGCAACCAGCTCCGCAACTTTCGCGGCTGACGCGCCCGACCCGGCCGCCGTCCGCGAGGCCTGCGAGGCCGCGCGGGCCCGGCTGGCCTGGGAGCTGACGCTGCAGGAGAAGGGGTACGAGGTGGCCTCCAAGGCCGCCCGCGACCCCAACTACCCCGTCCCGGCCTGGTACGCCGCCGAGCCGGTCCCCGACGAGGGGACCCGCATGGTGGTGGCCTCGTTCCGGGACCTCTCCACCGAGCGCCCGATCGGCCTCGTGCCGGGCTACATCCCCCTGAGCCGGATCGAGGACTACGCCGCCCGGAGGGGCGTTCCCGCGTGTATGATGGCCATCTTCACGGCCGCCGTGCGCGCGTGCGACGAGGAGTTCCTCGCCTGGGCCTCCCGCCGCCGCGAGCGCGCGTCCGGGAAGAGCGCGAAGGAGTAGCGGAGCCCCGTGGCGGATGTCTTCAGGATCGACGTCGTCGTCTCGAACCGGCAGGCCGTCAGCGGCGTCCGGCAGGTCGAGTCGTCGCTCGAGGACCTGAACCGGACCGCGGCGTCGACCAACCGGCTCCTCCGCAACGCCTTCCAGCTCGTCGGCCTCGGGGCCGGGATCGAGGCCGCCCGCCGCCTCGTGGGCGCGCTGACCGACCTCTCGGACACGTACACCCAGATCCAGAACCGGCTCGGCTCGGTTACGGAGGGGACCGAGGAGCTCGAGAGCGCCACGGCCAGCCTGCTCGGGGTCGCGAACCGCACCCGGACGAGCTTCGAGGCGACCGCGCAGCTCTACGCGCGCACGGCCCTCGCCACGCGCGACCTCGGGACCAGCCAGGCCGACCTGCTCGGGATCACCGAGACGGTCAACCAGGCCATCATCCTGTCGGGCGCGAGCGCCAAGGAGTCCAGCAACGGCCTGATCCAGCTGTCGCAGGCGATCAGCTCGAACCGGCTCGCCGGCGACGAGCTGCGCTCGGTGCTCGAGCAGCTGCCGGTGGTGGCCGACGTCATCGCGCGCCAGCTCGGGGTGACCCGCGGCCAGCTGCGCGAGCTCGGCCGGGACGGGGAGATCACGGCCCAGGTCATCCTGGACGCCTTCCAGGGCGCGCGCGAGGAGATCAGCCAGCGGTTCGCCAAGACGGTCCCCACCGCCTCGCAGGCCCTGCAGGTCCTCCAGAACAACGCCGTCCGGTTCGTTGGCGAGCTGAACAAGGCCACCGGGGCCTCGCAGCTCCTGGCCGCGGTGCTGGGCCTCCTCGGCCGCAGCCTGGACGTCCTCGCCCTCTCGCTCGTCGCCGTCGGGGCCGCCCTGGCCGCCGGGCCGTTCGTGCGCTTCGCGCAGCGCCTGGCCGACGCGGCCGCGGCGCAGCGCCTCTTCAACGCCGAGGTCGCGGCCGGCATCGCCGGCCCCGAGGCCGCGGCGCTGGCCCTCGAGAACGAGGCGCGCGCGGCCGTCCTCGCCTCCGAGGCCGACCTCGCGAAGACCCGCGCGGCCATCTCGGTCACGCAGGCCGAGCAGGCGCGCGCCGTCGCCGTCGCCGAGGCCAGCGAGGCCACCTTCGCGGGCCTGTCCGCGACCCTCCGGGCGTCGCAGGCCGACATTCGGCGCGCCGAGTCCGCCGCGGCCGTCGCCGAGGCGGAGATCGTCCGCGCCCGCGCCGAGGGCGTCGTCGCCGAGCGCGAGACCTTCCTGTTCGGGCTCGAGCAGCAGCTCGCGGCCCTGGAGACCGCGCGCGCGGGCGCCGTGGAGCGGCTCGCCGCCGCCGAGGCCCAGCTCGCCGCCGCCTCCGCGGCCGCCGCCCGCGCCCAGGAGGGGCGCGTGATCGCATCGGCGCAGATGGCGGCCCTGGACGCCCAGCTGACCGCCCAGACCGACGCCCTCGCGGCCGCGCAGGCGCGCCTGAACGGCACCCTCCGGACGACCCCCGGGCTGCTCGCCAAGATCGGCGCCTTCATCGCGGCCAACCCCTTCGGGGTGGCCGTGGCCGCCATCGGCGCCCTGCTCATCCTGCTCACGGACTTCTCGGCCGTCACGGAGGGGGTCAGCTCCGTCCTGCGCTCCGTCGGGGACGGCCTCGACCTCGTCCGCGGCGCTGCGACCTCGGCCCTCGGCGCCCTCGGGGGCGTCGGCGAGGTGCTGTCGACCCTCATCCGCCTCGCCACCGCGGCCGGCCTAGCGCTCGTCGCGATCAAGGTCGCGGCCGCCTCGGCGGGTGTCGCCATCGCCGCGAGCCTGGGCGCCGCCCTGCTCGTCCTCGGGGAGATCGCCCGCCGGCTCGACCAGGTGAACGAGGCCCTCGTCCGGCAGGGCATCGCGCTGGCGGAAAACAGCTTCGCCGAGCGCCTGCGCCGCGCCTCCGAGGAGGTCGCGCGACTGAAGGAGATCGCCGAGCGCGAGGGCGGCGACTCCTCGGCCGCGCGACGCCTCGTCTCCGCCGAGGAGAAGCTCGCGGCCCTGCAGCGCGAGCGCCTGCGCAACGCGCGCGCCCTGCGCGACGAGGACCCCCTGAAGCGGGAGATCGCCGAGCAGCAGGAGATCATCGACGCGCTGGGCAAGAGCCGGCGCGAGCGGGAGCTCGAGCTCGACCTCATCCGGCGCCGAAAGGCCCTCTCGCGCGAGGGCGTGGACGTCGACGCCGGGTCCCCGAACGAGGCGCGTCTCCGCGCCATCCTCGCCGCCCGCCAGGCGGCCGAGGAGCTCGCCGCGGTCGTCGACGACATCAAGGGGCCGGAGGACGACTTCCGCCGCAAGTTCGACCTGCTCGTCGAGGCCGAGGACCGCGCCCTCATCTCCGCCCGCGACCTCTCGGGCGCCCTGAACAAGCTCTTCGCGGAGCGCCGCGACGCGCAGCCGCTCATCGCGGCGATCGACCGGCTGCAGGACGCGGCCGACGCCGTGGTCGGGCCGACCCTCGCCCTCACCGGGGACCCCGGGCGCGACCTCGAGACCATCCAGAAGGCCAACCGCGAGTTCGAGATCCAGGTCCGGCTCCAGCAGGAGCTGAAGGCGCTGCGCGACGCCGGCGTGGCGACCGAGGACATCTCGGCGCGCCGGGGCCAGATCGAGGCCCTGCTCCGCGAGGCCGAGGCCTCGCAGCGGCTCCGCGAGCAGCAGGAGCGCCTGCTCGAGATCCAGCGCGAGCGCGCCGACGCCTCGCGCCTCTCCCTGCTCCCCGAGTTCGACCAAGCCGTGGAGCGCCAGATCCTGGCCCTCCGCGAGCTGAACGACGTCGTGAAGGACCCTGCGGCCGAGGCCGCCGCGATCCGCCGGAACGAGCTCGCGCGCGAGTTCGGCGCGCTCCTGAACAACCTGCAGTCGCCGGCCCTCGCGCAGGCGCAGGCCCAGCAGCAGATCGCCGCGGAGACGCAGCGCGCGAACGAGGCCTTCAACGCCGGGGTCCTGAGCGCGGGCCAGCTCGCGCTCGTGCTCCAGGACCTCGACTTCAAGGCGCGCGAGGCCTCGACCGCGTTCGGGGACGGCTTCACCGTCGCCCTGGACCGGATGTCGGCCAGCGTGACCGAGGCCACGATCGGCAGCCAGACCCTGACCGCGGCCCTGAACGCCGCCACGCAGGCGACGTCGCAGCTCGTCCAGGACGGGTCGGTCGACATCCGCCGCCTCGCCCTGAACTTCATCGACGCCATCGCCCAGATCATCACGCAGCTGCTCGTGCTGCGCGCGGTCAAGGCCCTCGCCGGCCTCGGCGGCGGCGCCACCGACGCGATCAGCGGCATCGCGGGCGTGCTCCCCGGGGTCGCCATCCCCGGCCTCGCCGGCGGCGGCCGCACCGAGCCCGGCCAGCCCTACGTGGTCGGCGAGAACGGCCCCGAGCTGCGCGTCTTCTCGCGCCCCGGGTCCATCGTGCCGTCCGACCAGGTCGTCGAGGCCCTCGGCCGCGCGGGCGCCGCGCCCGCCGCGCAGGCGGCCGCCCCGCAGGTCACCGTGCCGGTTACCATCGTGAACCAGACCGACCCCAACGAGTTCGGCGACTACCTCTCCTCCGACGCCGCCGGGCGCCACATCGTGAACCAGGTGACCAAGAACCCCGAGAAGATCCGCCGCGGCCTCGGCCGCTGACCCGATGTCCTGGATCACCGGCTCCTCCAGCGTCGGCTACATCGACGTCCTCGACAAGCTCATGAAGGCCGCCACCGGGCAGGGGGCGACGGCCGTCTCGATCCAGAGCGGCACCGCCACGACCGGCGCCTACGTCGTCGGCGACATCCTGACCGTCTCCGGCGGCACGTCGACCTTCGCGGCCAAGATCCGCGTCACGGGCGTCTCGACCGGTAACATCACCTCGGCCGTGGTGTCTGAGGGCGGGTCCTACACGGCCAACCCCTCGAACCCCGTCTCCGTCACCGGGGGCGGTGGCACCGGCGCCACCTTCAACCTCACGTTCGCCTCGAACGGCTGGACGCTCCGGCGCCGATCGCAGCAGGCCGCCTCGGCGACCGTCGGCTCCGGCGGCTCCGGCGGCACGAACGGCACGCAGACGGTCACGCTCTCGAGCGTGGGCGCCGTCGGCGTCACGACCGCCGCGCAGTTCTCGGTCACCGTGGCCGGCGGCACGATCACGGCCGTCCTCGGCGTCGTCACGGCCGGCCTCTACGAGGAGGTCCCCGCGAACCCCGTGGCCGTCACGGGCGCGGGCCTCTCGGGCGCCACGCTCAACGTCACCTGGGCGTTCCCCGCGACGCAGGACCAGGTCATGATCCTCGAGGGCTCCGGCGGCGGCACGCCGGTCTTCGTGGGCTTCCGGACCTACCAGGCCGCGAACGGCGCGAACACCGCGTTCAACTGGGCCCTGTTCGGGTTCACCGCGTTCAACCCGCTCCTGACCTTCGACGCGCAGGCGGGCAAGAGCCCCGGCGACCCGACCGGCGCCACGAACACGACCGGCGCGTTCGTGCCGCTGCACAACAACGGCGCGAGCTTCCCGATCGACCTGTGGTTCTCGATCACCCCGAACCGGATCGAGGGCGTGTTCAAGGTCCGGAACGCGACGGTCACGCACTACTCGAGCCTGTACGTGGGCTTCCTCAACCGGTTCGGCAGCCCGAGCGAGTGGCCCTACCCGATCTACATCTCCGGGTGCACGACCCGCGTGCGCGCGCTCTTCAACAGCACGATCCTGACCTACGTCAGCTCGATCATGGAGCTCATCGCGGCGAACCCGACCGGCGGGCCGGCGTTCTACCTCCGGTCCGACGGCAACTGGCAGCCGGTCCTGAACAGCTCCGTGGCCTCCGACGAGACGTCGCCGAACCGCTCGCTCGTGAACGAGCGCGTGCTCTACCCGGTCGGCGTGTCCAACCCCGCGCTCCAGGACACCGACGCGGACGACAACATCACGGCCGACCCGCAGGCCAACGGGGGGATCCTGCTCTCCGGCGCGAGCGGGAACGACACGGTGATCGCGGGGAGCGGCGTGCCGGGCAGCCCGAACCTCACGCTGCACCCCACGCCGAACACGGGCGGCGCGCTGCGACGCCTCTTCCCGCTGACGCTGCAGCTCGGGTCGGACGGGCCGCCGACCGAGCACGACGTCGTCGGCGAGCTCGACGGCGTGTTCTGGGTGTCGGCCTCCGACGTGACGACCCCGCTCACCTCCGAGGACTTCATCACCCAGGGCACGGACCGCTACCGGGTGTTCAAGAGCGGCAGCCGCGCGCTCGACTACACCTACTTCGCGATCAAGGAGCAGTAGATGGCCTTCTCCACCGGGACCGCCTCGACCATGTCCGCGCTGATCACGGCGCTCGACACCTTCCTGGTGGCGCAGGGCTGGACGCAGGACCAGCTCTCGACGGGCACCGGCCAGGCCGCGTGGCACCGCACCGCGACGGGGGTCGCCCTGTGGGTCAGCGTGCGCTGGGACACCTCGTCCCCCAACCACCTCGGGATCTACCAGGCCCTGGGATACACGGGCGGCAACCAGCCGGGCCAGCACCCCAACGACAGCGGCAACGGCGCGGTCGGCAGCACGAACGCGGTCCTCGACGACGAGCGGCACGTCAACGCGCTCGGCAACGGGCCGTTCACCTACTGGTTCTTCGAGCAGGACTTCTACGTCCACGTCGTGGTGGAGTCGGCGGCCGACGTGTTCAAGCACTTCGGCGTGGGGGCCCTCGTCAAGACCGGGGACTGGACCGGCGGCGAGTACTGCTACGGCCACTTCAAGACGAACAACGGGGCGGTCTCGAGCAGCGACACGATGCTGCTCGACGGGATCTTCCACACGACCACGGCCTCGGACAAGGGCCGCGGCGCCACGGTGCACCTCGAGGGCCTCCCGAACCAGGTCGCGAGCGGCAAGTGGGGCCAGACCTGGGGCACGAGCCAGGCGGCGCAGAACGACACGGCGGGCATCGCGAAGGCGAACCTGCAGGGCGGGTTCCGCGGCGGCCCGGTCGCCACGCAGTTCGGCCGCTACTCGGGCGGGTCGGGCTCCGGCGCGATCCCGATGTACCCGATCGGCGTCTACTACCGGGACACCGCGAACCAGCGGGTGTACTACCTCGGCTACATGCCCGACGTCCGCGGCATGAACATGCGGTTCTTCGCGGCGCGCGAGGTCGTCACGATCGGCAGCGACCAGTGGTACATCTTCCCCGCGCAGCAGAAGAACACCGGCAGCACGGCGACGGGGACCCAGAACCTCGGCATCGCCTACCGGCGGGACAATGGCTGAGTATCCCGGGGCGATCCCCTTCACCACCTCGGTCATGCGCGCCGAGATCCCCGGGCGCGTCGCGGCCGCGTACGCGCTCGCGTCGCGCGGGGTCAAGCTGCTCGTCGACGACCCGGCGGCGCTCGCGGCGCCCCTGGTCGGCATCGCGACGGACGACCACCAGGAGCCGGCGGAGACCTCGGTCGAGTACCTCGGCGAGGCCGGGTACTCCTCCACGCCGGGGCTCGACTTCTACGACAAGTTCCACATCGTCCCGCGGGAGATCGAGCTCGGCAACGTGCTCTCGCCGACCCAGGTCACGCTCGAGGTGTTCTCGGCGTTCCGGTCGCGGAGCCTGAGCTGGACGCTGTTCGACAACAACGCGGGCGACGGCGTGTCGCTGGTCTCCCCGCCGCCGCTGCCGCGCCTCTTCGCCCCCATGGAGGGGATCGAGGTCGACGTCCTGATCGACCTCGTCGGCCCGGCCCTGGTCGACGCCACGCTGGACTTCACGTTCAACATCACCGGCACGATCCAGGTCCCCATCACCCTGCAGCGCGTGGTCCTGTTCGCGCCGCCGCCGGAGCAGCCCTACGAGGAGACCCTCGAGTGGCTGACCGACGTGATCCAGCACGCGGACGGCACCGAGCAGCGCCGCGCCCTGCGCAAGAGCCCGCGCCAGAAGTTCTCCTGGGACATCCTCGTCGAGGACGGCGCCGAGCGCTCCCGGCTCGAGACGGCGCTCTTCGACTGGCAGCCGCGCACCTTCGGGATCCCCATGTGGCACGAGGCGACGCCGCTGACCGCGGCGGTCGTCGGCGGCTCGACCACGGTCCTGACGGTCGCCTCGACCGCGGACGCGGACTTCCGGGACGGCAGCCTCGTCGTCGTGTGGGCCAGCGACTCCCGGTTCGACGTGCTGGACCTCGTGTCGCACACCGCGACCACGATCACGGTCGCCAACCCCCCGGTCCTCTCCTACACGCCCGTCGCCGACCTCGTGCTCGTGGCCCCGCTCCGGCTCGCCGCGATCGACGGGCCGATCCGCGGGCAGCGCTACCTGCAGGGGCAGGACCGGTTCTCCGCCCACTTCCGGGTGAAGGACAACGACGCGGCGCTGGCCGACGCCTCCACCTGGTCCACCTTCAACGGCAAGATCCTGCTCGACGACCCGAACTTCGTGCGCGGCACGATGCCGGAGGAGTACCGGCACCCCGTCCGCCGCGCCGACGGGTCCGTGGGCCTCACGCGCGAGACCACGCGCCAGGACCGCCACCGGCGCGCCTCGGAGCGGGGCTTCGTCGCGTCCGGCAAGGCCGGCATGTGGCGGATCCGGAAGCTCCTCTGGGCCCTGGACGGCCGCCGGGTCAGCCTCTACATCCCCACCTTCTCGAAGGACCTCGTGCCCTCCGGGACCATGACGAGCGGCCAGACCACGCTCGCGGTCCAGCACGTCGGCTACACGGCCTTCGCGCGGTCCCGCCAGCCCAAGAACGTGATCCGGGTGCAGCCCGTCTCCGGGGCGGCCTTCATCCGAACGATCACGGGGTCCACGGCCCCCACGTCCACCCAGGAGAACATCACGGTCACCCCGTCGTGGCCGACCACCCTGACCCCCGCGCAGATTGATAGGATCAGCTTCGTGGAGAAGGTGCGCAGCGACTCCGACACCGTCCGGATCACGCACGGGCCGGGCAACGCCCGGCGCGCGGTCCTCCCCCTCGTGACGGTCCTGGAGTGACCCCGTGACCTACAGCGGGCAGGAGACCTCCCAGGAGAGCGGCCGGCCGGTCGACCTCTACACCTTCGAGCTCGGCCTCCAGGTCTACCGGCTCACCTCCGCCGAGGACGACCAGTCCGCCGGCGGCCTCGACTACCTCGCGACCGAGGGCCTGAGCCGCGGGAAGATTACCCAGGCGCGCGAGGCGCGCCAGTCCGCGCTCGAGATCAGCCTCCCCGCGGAGCACGACCTCCCGTCCCGCTACGTCACGAGCGTCCCGAGCGAGCAGGCCCGCTTCACGCTGCAGCAGCTCCACCGCGGGGACGGCAGCGTCGCCACGCTCTTCCGCGGGCTCCTCAAGTCCGTGGCCTTCTCCGAGGACGGCACCAAGGCCAAGCTCGCGATCGAGCCGCCCGTCTCCATCGCCGCGCGCCAGATCCCGCGCTTCGACTTCCGCGGCCAATGCAACAACGTCCTCGGCGACGGCGCCGACGGCGGCCCGGGGCTCTGCGACGTGGACCTCGAGGACCCCGCGTTCCGGCTCGCCGCGACCGCGACGGCCCAGTCCGGCCTCCAGCTGACGGTGCCGGGCGCCGCGGCGTTCGGGGACGGCTGGTTCGACGCCGGCACGGTCGAGACGACCGACGGCCTCGACGCGCGCATGATCCTGCGCCACGTCGGCGACGTCCTGACGCTGCACTTCGGGTTCCCCTTCCCCGTGGTGGGTGAGCAGGTGATCCTCCGCGCCGGCTGCGCGCACGACATCCAGACCTGCAGCACCAAGTTCGACAAGGTGCTGCGATACCAGGGCTTCGCGTTCATCCCCACGATCAACATCTTCGAGACCGGGCTCGACCCGGAGCGGTGCTGATCCCGTGGTCATCTGGTGGGTCTGGGCCGCGATCCAGGTCGGGCTGTTCCTCCTCGCGGAGCTGATCCGGCCCAAGCCGGACATTGAGAACGCCAAGCCCGCATCGCTCGGGGACTTCCGGTTCCCGACCGCCACCGAGGACCGGCCGATCCCCCTGCTCTGGGGCACCTGCCAGCAGAAGGGCCCCAACGTCGTCTGGTACGGCGACTTCATCCAGGAGCCCATCAAGGTCGAGATCAAGACCGGCCTGTTCTCCCACGAGACGCAGGTGACCGGTTTCCGCTACCACCTCGGGGTGCAGTTCGTCCTCTGCCGCGGCGCGGGGGACGCGCCCGACGAGGAGCAGTGCACGCTGACCCGCGTCTGGATCGGCGACGTCGAGGTCTACAGCGAGGCCGCGATCATGGCGGTGTCGCTGGCCAACGACGGCACGGGCTACAAGCGCCGCGAGGTGCTCGAGGTCGTGGGCGGCACGTTCGAGCGCCCGGCCAAGGTCCGCGTCGACCGGGTCAACGCCACCGGCGACATCACCGCGATCACTCTGATCGACAAGGGAGAGTACTCCGTGTTCCCGAGCGGCGGCGCGGCCGCCCTCAGCGGGGGCTCGGGCTCCGGCGCCACGGTCGCCATGACCAAGGGCGTGCCGGTCGAGCACGGCGAGCAGTTCCTCATCGACTGCCCCGACCTCTTCGGCGGGGACGACCTCGGGGCCGGCGGCGTGCGCGGCACCCTGACGTTCTTCGCCGGCACCGACGACCAGGACCCGTCGCCCTACCTCGGCGGGAACAACTCCGTGGTCGCCGCCGCCGTCGCGGCCGGCGGCACCGGCTACTCGGTCGGGAACATCCTGACCGCGGTCGGCGGGACGCACACCTCCGCGGCCACGGTCCAGGTGACCGCGGTCTCGAGCGGCGCGGTGACCTCGGTCGTCCTGATCGACCGCGGGTTCTACTCCGCCTTCCCGGCCAGCCCCGCGTCGACGACCGCCTCCCCGACCGGCGGGACGGGCTGCACCCTGACCCTGACCGGCAACGGCGGCTTCCAGACCGTGAACGGGGTGGCCCCGGCCTACCTGCGCACCTGCTACGTGGCGCCGTCCGAGGAGCCGATCTACCTCGGCAACTCGACGCAGATCAAGCCGTGGGCCTTCGAGGTCCGGCGCCTCCCGAACCCGCTCGGCCTCTCCGACGCCGACGCGGCCGTGAACGGGAAGGACGCCAACCCGGCGAACGTCCTCGTCGAGATCCTGACCAACAAGGAGTGGGGCCTGAAGCGCCCCATCTCCGAGGTCGACACGGCGGCCTTCTCCGGCCACGCCGTGACCCTGGCCGACGAGGGCAACGGGTTCTCCATGATCCTCGACCGACGGGTCGAGGCCGCGGAGCTCCAGCGCATCCTCGAGGAGCAGATCGACGGGGTCGTGTTCTTCGACCAGATCCTCGGCAAGTGGAGCCTCGACCTCGCGCGCGGCGGCTACGACGTCGGCACCCTGCCGCTCCTCTCGGCCTCGAACATCGTGGAGCTCGAGGGCTTCGCGCGCGGCGCCTGGGCGGACACCACGAACCAGGTGTCGGTCAAGTTCTCCGACCGGGCCGACCAGTACAAGTCGACGTCCGCGCTCGCGCAGGACCAGGCGAACATCGACGTCATGCAGGGCGAGGTCATCCCCGCCGAGCCGACGTACCCCGGCGTCAAGGACCGGACCCTCGCGAACAGCATCGCGTGGCGCGACCTCCGCGGCCTCTCCTACCCGCTCGCCAAGGGGACGATCGTGGTCGACCGCAGCGTCTTCGACGCGCGCCCCGGCAAGCTCTACGCCCTGACCTACTCGGTCGGGTCGGTCGCCTTTGAGCGCATGCCCGTGCGCGTGGCCGAGCTCGACCTCGGCGAGCTGGAGGACGGGCGTATCAAGCTCTCGGTCACCGAGGACGTCTTCGAGACCGCGGCCGGGTCCTTCTCCGACCCCGGCGACACGAACTGGGGACCGCCGTCCGACGACCTCGTGCCCTTCGCCTACCAGGTCGCGATCGAGGCGCCCCGCGGCCTCGCCGCGCGCGACCCGCTCGGGGGCGGCCCCGACCGGGACCTCCTCTTCGCCGCGGCGCGGCGCGCCGGCCCCGAGGTCGGGTTCGAGATCGCGGAGCGCCACGACCCCGCCACCCCGACGGGCGCCTTCGAGGCGGCCGGCGAGGTCTTCGGCCTCATGCTGGTCGGGCGCCTCAAGAACTCGCTCGCGCGCGGCTCCGCCGTCCCGCTGACCTCGCTCCTCCTGCTCGCCGGCCCCGACTCCCAGGCCGCGCTCGAGGCGGCCTTCTCGGACTCGAGCGACCCGGTCGACCTCGGGACGAACCTCACGAACCTCGTCCTGGTCGGGGCGGAGTTCATGCTCCCCTCCTCCGCGCAGGCCTCGGGCGCCGACGTCCAGCTGAACGGGGTCTACCGCGGCGCGCTCGACTCCGTGCAGGGCGAGCACCCGGCCGGGACCCCCGTCTACCTCGTCTTCGCGGGCGCGGGGCTCTCCGACTCCCTGCTCCCCGCCGGCGACAACGTCGAGGTGAAGCTGATCCCGTTCTCGCGCTCGTCGATCCTGCCGGACGACGACGCGGCCACGATCAGCCTGACCATGTCCGACCGCGTGCGCCGGCCCTACCCGCCCTCGCGCCTCTCCCTGGACGGCACGCCCTGGGCGGCCACGACCTCCATGGAGGCCTCCGGCTCCGGGCCGGAGGACTTCGCGATCGACCTCTCCGACGTCCGGCGCCGCGACTACCGCACCGTGGACGAGGTGCAGGCCCTCGGGGCCGACGCCGCCGCGATCTTCGCCGACTTCCCGGCCGCGAACTCGACCGAGCACCGCGTGCTCGTGCGCGACCTCGCGAACGTCCTGCTCCTCGAGACCGACCCGTTCTCGGGCACGCAGCAGGACGTGCGCCGGATCGAGATCCTGCTCGCGACCGACGGGGTCCTCCCGACCTCGCTCCGGTTCGACGTCACGGCCTCGCACGTCCACCAGTCGACGCCGCTGGACTCCCTGGTCCCGCTGCGGCACGACTTCGCCGTGACGACCGCCCTGACCGGGCAGTTCAACTTCGGCGCGCGCGCCGCGAGCGTCGCGTCCAACTCGTTCACCGTGACGGTGGCCGGCGTGGTGAACCTGACTCTCTCCTCGGCGTTCTCGACCGGCGCGGTCGAGTACGACGTCAACGGGAGCGGGACCTGGATCTCGGCCGTCGCCGCCGGCCTGACGACCGGCGCGACCGCGGCGCTCTCGGTCTCCGACACGCTCCGGTTCCGGCACACGTCCGCGGACGTCGCGGCGCTGAAGCAGCTCTCGGTCAACAGCCCCGGCGCGAGCCAGGACGGCTACATGGTGCTCTTCACATGAGGATCCTTCTCGTCGCCGCGCTCTGCGCGGCCTGCGTCGCGCTCCCCCGCGCGGAGGTCCCGAGCCTCTCCATGGCCGCGGCCGTGGCGGAGCTCCGGGAGCAGATGCCGCCCGCCCTCCCGACGGACGTGCGGGTCTGCCGCATCCCCGAGGAGCTGTGCATGTTCGGGGTCACGTACCGCCGGGTGCGCGTCCCCGGGCGCCTGCAGGTCGTCGTGGACTCGGGCCTCGACGAGGCCTTCCAGCTGCGCGTCCTCGCGCACGAGTGGGCCCACGCGGTCACCTGGAGCCTCCCGCACGAGGCGGGGGTGCACGACGCCGCCTGGGGGGTCGCCTACGCGCGCGCCTACCGGATCGTGGTGGAGGGGGCCCCGTGAACCGCGACGAGGTGCGCGAGATCGTGCAGGAGACCGTCCGGGAGACCCTGATCGCGATCGGGGTCGACCAGAAGGACCCGCTGGCCGTACAGCAGGACCTCGCGTGGCTGCGCCAGCTGCGCCTGGCGGCGGCCTCGGCGCGCGGGAAGGCGGCCGCAGCGATGATCGGCATCCTGCTCACCGCGGCCGCGGCGGCGCTCTGGACGGGCGTCCGGTCGTTCCTGGGGGGCGGCCGCTGAGGCGCGCGCCCGTGTAGACTAGGGGCCTGCCCAAGGGGGAGGGGCGGCCCTGGACGCCCCGCCGGGTTTTCGCCGGCGGGGCGTCCTTTTCATCCCCGGGGGCGGGTATGCTCCCAGGACCCCGTGGCGACCGAGCTCTACCCCTTCCAGCTCGCCGAGCACCTGGCCCACCGCGACGCGCGCGCGTGGGGCTACTGCTGGGAGATGGGCTGCGGCAAGACCGCCGGGATCGTGGCGGACGCCGCGTACCTGTTCCGCGGCGCCCGGATCGACCGCTTCCTCGCCCTAGCCCCGAACGGGGTGCACCGCGCCTGGGCGCAGGACGAGCTGCCCAAGCACCTTCCGGACGACCTCCCGCGCCGGATCCACTGCTGGAGCACCGCCTCCGCGCGCACCAGGCGCGCCGAGGCCGCGCGCGCCGCCTTCCTCGCCCCCGCGGCCGAGCGCCCGCTCCTCTGCCTGTGCGTCTCCTACGACGCCCTCATGACCGAGGACTGCGCCAAGTTCGTGCGCCGGTTCCTCGACGGGGGCCCCGCCCTCGCGGCGGCGGACGAGTCGCAGATGCTGAAGTCCCCCGACGCGCGCCGGACCAAGCGCTGCCTCGCCCTGGCCGCGCACGCCCCCTACCGGCGGATCGCCACCGGGACGATCGTCCCGGACCGTCCGTTCGACGTCTACGCGCAGCTCCGGTTCCTGGACCCCGACGCCTGGCGCGCCGTGGGCTGCGGCTCGTTCTTCGCGTTCAAGGCGGCGTTCGGCCGCTGGGAGGACCGCTACGCGAACGGCCACTCCTACCCGGCGCTCCTCGGCTACCGCAACCTCGAGGCCATGCGCTCGGTCGTGGACTCCCTGACCTCGCGCGTTCGCAAGGCCGACGTCCTGCCGGAGCTGCCCCCGAAGACCTACCGGCGCGTGTACTTCGAGCTCTCGCCCGCGCAGCGCCGGGCCTACCGCGAGCTCCGCGACGAGGCCATGACCGTGCTCGCCGGCGGGGAGACCGTGACGGCCCAGCTCGTGATCACGCGCCTCCTCCGGATGCAGCAGGTCACCTCGGGCTACGCGCCCTCCGACCTCCCCGGCGAGGACGGCGAGCGCGCCGAGCTCCGGGTCGGGGACGACAACCCCCGGCTCGACGCCCTGCTCCGCACGCTCGAGGGGATCGAGGGCCAGGCGATCGTCTGGTGCCGCTTCCGCCGGGACGTCGGCGACATCCTGGCGGCCCTGGCCGCCGCCGGCGAGACCGCCGCGCGCTACGACGGCGCGTGCTCCGAGGACGAGGCGCGCGCCGCGGTCGAGGACTTCCGCGCGGGCCGCGCCCGGTTCTTCGTGTCGAACCCGTCCAAGGGCGGCACGGGGCTGACCCTGAACGAGGCCGGCGCGGAGGTGTTCTACAACACGTCCCACAAGCTCGCCGAGCGCCTCCAGGCCGAGGACCGGGCGCACCGGATCGGGCAGCGGAAGAGCGTGCAGATCGTCGACCTCGTGGCCATGGACGGCGACGAGCCGACGCTGGATCTCGCTATCCTGCGGGCACTTGCGTCGAAGCGCGAGATCGCGGCCCAGGTCCAGGGCGACGAAATGCGGGAGTGGCTCTCGCTCGATCGCGATCCCCGGGTAGGATAGTGGCGAGCCGGTAGCTCAACGGAAGAGCGGCGGAGCACGGGAGAGGTTCGAAACCATCCCGCCGCGGTCGCAGGTTCGACTCCTGTCCCGGCTCGTCTATCACAAGGAACACCCATGCACATCGCGAACACCGAGCCCCCCGTCAAGAAAAAGGACTACGGTCCCTTCGAGAAGCTCCTCACGGAGGACCGCTTCACCTTGGTCCTGACGGGCGCGGAGCTCGTTCGGCTCCACGAGCTGTCGTACCGCGCCGAGTCCGGATCGGTGCACCCGGTCACCGAATCCGGTCGCTTCCACGGTCAGATCGAGCGCATCCTGGAGCTGACCCCCTCGGATCTCGCCGGCGCGGCCCGCCGGCTGCACCACGGGGTCTACAAGCCGTGAACGACTCTCCTTCCCCCCGCGCGCCCGCCTCCGACCGTCTCGAGCGGATCCTCGCCCTCGGCGAGGAGATGCGGACGGCGGAGGCGGACGTCGCGCGCCTGGCGCTCGAGTCCCAGGCCGCCGCCGACCGCCTCCGGGAGATCGTCGAGCGCCGCCTGCCCGAGGCCATGGACGAGGCCGGCCTCGCCGAGTTCCGCCTCCGCGACGGCCGCTCCGTCGTGGTGGAGCCCGCGATCCAGGTGAAGCAGCCGCCGGTGCACCAGCGCGGCGCCGCCTACGCCTGGCTCGAGGACCACGGCCAGGGGGGCCTCGTCAAGCGCTCGGTCGAGGTCGCCGTCGGCCCCGGCCAGCAGGAGCGCGCGCACGCGCTCGCCGACCGCCTCGGGGTCGACTTCCCCGGCGCCGTCCGCGAGGCCGCCGAGGTGCACACCGGCCAGCTGAAGGCCTACATCCGCCGCGCCGTCGAGAACGGCGAGGCCATCCCCCTCGAACTCTTCGGCGCGCGGGTGTTCCGCGTGGCGAAGGTCACGGACTGAACAACATGACCCAACCCTCTCCCGAAACCACCGCGGTCCAGCCGACCGCCGCGACCGCCGGCGCGGTCGTGCCCTTCGACTACAGCGGCGTCGCCGGCGCCACCGGCTTCGAGGGCGCCGACCCCCGCAAGGACCTGGGGACGCCGTTCCTGGCGATCCTCCAGAAGATGAGCAAGGCCGTCGACCCCGGCCACGCCAAGCACGTCAAGGGCGCGCAGCCCGGCATGTTCCTGAACACGGGGACGGGCGAGCTGATCCCGGGCACGCCCGGGTTCGCCATGGTGCCGATCTTCATCGAGCACTGCGTCGTCGAGTGGGCGGGCGACCCCGGCAGCGGGAAGTTCGTCGCGCGCCACGACATCGACTCCGACCTCTACAAGCAGGCGATGGCCCGCTTCAACGCGGACAAGAACCCGGCGAAGCGCCTCTCGAAGGACGTCAAGACCGAGGGCGGCAACGCGCTCGTCGAGACGTACTACCTGTGGTCCATGATCCTCGGCGAGGACGGGGTCACGCCGGTCGGCGGCGTCGTGCTGCCCTTCAAGAGCACGAACATCGCGATCTACCGCCAGCAGGTGTACACGCGCCTGCAGAGCTTCAAGGTGGCCGGCGGCAACCGCCTCTGGTACCACCGCCTGCGCTGCACGCTCGCCCGCGAGGACCGTCCGAGCGGCGTGTCCTTCAACTACCGCTTCGAGCCGCTGAAGGGCTCGATCCGGGACAGCCTCATCGACCCGGCGTCGGACCTGTTCCGCGCCGCGAGCGAGCTCGTCGAGATGATCTCGACCGGCCGCGCGAAGATGGCCGACCCCGCCGACGAGGCCGCCACCGCCGCGAGCGGCGACGGCGCGAGCTCCGACCCGGTGTTCGGCTAGACGACGAGCAAGGCGGGCCGAGGATCTCGTTCCCCGGCCCGCCGGCCCTCCGATCGGACCTTTGGGAAAGGGGTCCGGGCGGCGGTGAGTGGCAAGGACCCGCGCTTCTGTCGACCGGCTCCGGCGCGGTGCCTAAACGACGTCCCCCGGGGTGGGCGGCCACCGAACCCCGGACCCGATCAAACCATGACCGACGAGCGAGACCCCGCCGAGATGCTGCGCGCCGCGCGCGCCCGCTCGATCTCCGTCCGCTGGGGCCACGGCCCGAGCGGCCAGGTTCTCACGCAGGTCCTCCGCCGCGACGGCACCTGGGCCGTGTACGCCGTGGACCAGGAGGGCGTCCGGCGGCTGGTCGTGGGCGCGAGGGACGAGGTCCCCGAGTGATCGACCTCTCCGCCTCCCAACAGGCCGCGCTCGAGCGCGTACGCGCCTGGCTCGCCGACCCCCGCGCGCCGGGCGCCACCCGCGAGCCCGGCGTCTTCCGGTTCTTCGGGCCGGCCGGCAGCGGGAAGTCGACCCTCGCGGTCCACGCGGCCGCCGCGGCCGGAGGCGCCGTGCGCTACGCCGCCTTCACGGGCAAGGCCGCGCACGTCATGCGCGCCAAGGGCTGCGAGGGCGCCTCGACCGTCCACAAGCTGATCTACCGGCCGCGCCAGCAGTGCACCGCGCACCTCCGCGAGCTCGCCGAGCGCCTGCGCGCGGAGCCCGACGCCGACCGCCGGCGCGAGCTGCAGGCCGAGCACGACGAGGAGATGGCGAACCTGCGCCGCCCCTCCTGGACGCTGAACACGACCTCCGACCTCCGCGACGCGGCGCTCCTCGTCCTCGACGAGGTGTCCATGATCGGCGAGACGATGGGCCGGGACCTCCTCTCCTTCGAGGTGCCGATCCTCGCCCTCGGCGACCCCTCGCAGCTGCCCCCCGTCGGGGACCGCGGCTACTTCACCGACCCGCGCCAGACCCCCGACCTGCTCCTCGAGGAGGTGCACCGCCAGGCGGCGGGAAGCCCCGTCCTGGCGCTCGCCACCCGGGTCCGGCGCGGCGAGGCGATCGACTACGGGCGCGACGAGAACGAGAAGGGCCTCGCCGAGGTCGTGCGCCGCCGGGACGTCAAGCTCGCCGACGCGGCCTCGGCCTTCGACCAGGTCGTGTGCGGACGCAACGCAACGCGCCGCGCCCTGAACCGCCAGCTCCGCGAGGCCCTGCTCCCGGGCGCGGACCCCCTCTGCCCCGTCCCGGGCGACCGCCTCGTGTGCCTCCGCAACGACCACGACGTCGGCCTCCTGAACGGCGCGCAGTGGCGCTGCCTCGCGGCCGAGCGCCTGGACGCCGACCGGGCGATCCTCGCCGTGCGCGAGGAGGGCGGCGAGGCCACCGTCACGGTGGAGTCGCACCTGCAGTACTTCCGCGGCGACCAGCCGAAGCCCTACGAGGTCCGCTCGGCCCAGTGCTTCGACTTCGCCTACGCCCTCACCGCGCACAAGAGCCAGGGCTCCGGGTGGCCCTCGGTCTGCGTGGTGGACGAGTCGCGCGACTTCGGCCCCGACGCGCGGCGGTGGCTCTACACGGCGGTAACGCGGGCCAGCAGAAGGGTGACGGTGATCAGGTGAGCGACGCGCGCGTGGTGCACGGCGACTGCCTCGAGGTCCTACGCGACCTGCCGGACGGCTGCGTCACCGCGATCGTGACGGACCCGCCCTACGGCCTCGAGTTCATGGGCAAGGGCTGGGACAAGGTGCAGCCGCCGACCGAGGTCTGGCGCGAGGCCCTGCGCGTCCTCCGCCCCGGCGGGCACGCGCTCGTCTTCGGGGGCACGCGCGCATTCCACCGCCTGACCTGCGCGATGGAGGACGCGGGCTTCGAGATCCGCGACTGCCTCGCGTGGATGTACGGGCAGGGCTTCCCGAAGTCGAAGAACCTCGACGGCGAGTTCGCTGGCTTCGGCACCGCGCTCAAGCCCGCGTGGGAGCCGATCATCCTCGCGCGTAAGCCGCTCGTCGGCACGGTCGAGCGCAACTGCCGCGAGCACGGCACGGGCGCGCTGAACATCGACGGGTGTAGGATCGAGAGTGGCGAGCGACCGCACATTGAACGCCGTAACGACAAGGCGCTAGACGGAGACGTGTACGGCAGTGGGATCAACGGATCGCGCTCACTGGGCACCTTTACAGAAGGGCGTTGGCCCGCCAATGTTGTGCTCGACGAGGAGGCCGCCGCGATGCTCGACGAGCAGGCTCCTGACAAGGGCCAGGCGGCGCCTCTCAAGGCGACGGGCCGTCCGCGGCCAGGGCACGGCCGTCTCGGCGAGATGGGTCCGCCCGTCCCGTGCAAGCCACACGACGTGCCCGGCGGCGCCTCTCGCTTCTTCTACTGCGCCAAGGCGTCGAAGCGCGACCGCGGCGAGGGAAACAATCACCCGACCGTCAAGCCCGTCGAGCTGATGCGCTGGCTCGTTCGTCTGGTCCGCGGTCCAGGGGAGAACCTCGTCCTCGACCCGTTCGCCGGGTCCGGCACGACCGGGATCGCGTGCGCGCTCGAGGGCGTGCCCTTCCTCCTGGTCGAGCGGGAGGTAGGCTACGTGGAGATCATCCGGTCCCGCCTGCGGGCGGCCGGCGAACAGGAGCAACATGGCTAAGGGACTTCTCGAGATCAGGCTCCCCGAGGGCGACGTCCCGGGGTTCGACGTCGGCCGGCGCCTCGACAACGGGGGGCGGCTCTACGACCCGGCGACCTGGCTCGCCCAGGGCTACCGCGGGGTCCGGTTCATCGGCCGCGGGCGCGGCCGCACGCGCATCCGCCCCGCCCCCGGAGTCTGGACCAACCTCTTCGTCGCCGAGCACCAGGGCACGGTCCGCTTCGAGAGCCTGAGCATCCACGGTCGCGGGCGCTCGGCGCTCATGGCCGGGGAGCCGGACTCGGTCGCCCCGCTCTCCCGGCGCTTCCGCCTGGAGGTCGAGGACTTCGAGCTCGTGGCCGAGGACCCGGCGGCGGGCCAGGTCTCCTCGGTGTGCTGGGGGATCTTCACCTACCGGGCCGACCTCCTGCTCCGCCACGGCGTGGTCTGGTACGGGCGCTCGACCGAGCACTCGGTCTACCAGCACTGCTGGGCCGACCTCGGCAGCCTGATCGAGGCGGTCGAGTTCATGGAGTCGGGCGCGCAGCACGTCAAGGCGCGCCCCGACCGCGAGGAGGTCCCCTGGCCGGGCCCCCGCGCGCGTCAGGTCATCCGCCGGTGCGTCTTCAAGCGAACCGGCATGCCCTGGACCTCCCGCGGCAGCGGGGCCATCGTGTGCGAGGGCGGGGCCTCCCACCTCACGGTGGAGGACAACCAGTTCTGGATGCCGAGCGACACCCCGCTCCACGCGCGCGCCATCATGGTCGACGACGGCTCGCTGCGCGGCTGGCCGCAGGGCGCGCAGGACTCGCCCTACCGGAACGGCGACGTGATCATCCGGCGCAACCTGATCCGCGCCGACGGCGGCCCCGAGGGCTACTCGACCGTGATCCGCGTCGGGAACCTCTCCCCGGGCTCGCACCGCTCCTGCCGCAGCCTCACGATCGAGGGCAACGCGATCTACGGTCGCGGCCTGCAGGTCCAGACCACTAACATCCCCGACGGCGCGACGCGCATCGCCGGGAACAACACCCCCGCGATCCGCGAGGTCGCGGCCGCGCGCGGCCTCGACGTCTCGCGCGAGCCGATCCTCCCCCTCCCCGACCACGCGCTCCCCCTGAGCCAAGGACTGATCCGATGAGCAGCACATCCGGGCGACTCCTCTTCAAGATCGGCGCGACGCCGACCACCGACTTCCAGGTCTTCCTCGGGGAGAAGGACGTCACGAGCCTGATCCCGATCAAGTCGCTGGCACTGCACCTGGACGCCGAGACCTACCAGACGACGATGGACCTCACCGTCTACCCGAAGGGCGTCGAGATCCTGGCCGGCGCGGTCAACGTGCGGGTCGTGCCGCGCGCGTCCCAGCGGCTCCTCGCCCGCCTGAGGAGGCTCCTCCCGTGGCGGTGAACCAGCGCGCCTTCCTCCTCGGCCTCCGCCCCTGCGACCACGCCCCGATGGGCCCGAAGAACCTCCGTCAGCAGCTCGAGGCCGCCCTCCGCGGGGTAGGCTTGGACGTTCGCGCCGGGATGCGCCGCGCCGCCGAGCGCGGCCGCGCGAGGAAGGACCGCCGATGAGCCCCCGAGAGATGATCGCCGAGATCGGACGCCGCCTGCGTCGCCGGCGCGCGCACCTCGACCTGACCCAGGCCGAGCTCGCCGCGGCCGCGGGGGTGCACGCGCGCACCGTGGCCAACATCGAGGGCGGCCGGCGCTCGACCCGCGTCGGCACCCTCGTCGCCGTCGCCGCGGCGGCGGGCCTCGACCTCCTCGTCGCCTGGCCGGAGCGTGGGGCGTGAGCCGCCTGCAGCTCTCCGTGGCCTCGCTCTCCGCGGCTGCCGCGATGACGTTCCTCCCGACCGAGCTCGCGGTCCCGGTGGCGGTCTGGTCCCTGATCGCCGTCGCGTGGTTCTCGCTCGTCCAGGGCGGCGAGCGTCGCGAGCTCGGCGACGACCAGCGGTACGCCGCGTGGCGCTGGCAGGAGCTCTGGTTCGCCGGGGCCCACTACATGACCAAGCTGTACCTCGCGCGCTGCCCCCTCGCGCAGGCGAGCGTGCACCTGATCCGCGCCCCGGACCCGGGCCGCGACATGCACGACCACCCGCGGTCCTTCGTGTCGATCGTGCTGCGCGGCGGCTACGTCGAGGAGCGGCCGGCCCCCGCGACCGTGGAGCACGAGCTGCGGCTCGAGGGCAACCGCTACGACCTCGGCCTCTCCGTGCACGGCATGCCGACGCGGACCGCGCGGCGCGGCCTCCTCTCCGTCGCGTTCCGCCGCGCCACCGACGCGCACCGCATCGTCGAGGTCGACCCCGGCACGGTGACGCTGGTCCTCTGGGGGCCGCACCGCCGGTCGTGGGGCTTCCACACCGCGATCGACTGGGTGTTCTGGCGGACGTACCTGCAGAGCCTGGAGAACATCATCCCTCGGAGGAAGCGACCGTGAGCGACGACAGCGTGGGCGTGTGCCTGGTCTGGGTGGCCATATTCTTCGGGCTCGGCGGCTTCCTCGGCTACAACGTCGGTCGCGCCGGACTGAGGGTCGAGGCGATCGAGGCCGGCGTCGCCGAGCGGACGATCGACCAGCGCACGGGCGAGGTGGACTTCCGCTTCCTCCGCCCCGGGGAGTGTCCCTGCGACGTGTGCCGCCTGAAGCGGATTACGACGTCGGTGCCGGAGGACCGCTAAGGAGAACTTTTCCAATGACGACCTACTAAAACCTCATGCCGCTCTCTTCCCAGCCCTCCGACTTCGACGCGCGGACCATGCTCCCCGAGCAGTTCGCCCCGCCGCCGGAGTCCGTCCTCGCCGAGGCCGCGCGCGTGACGGCCGGCGACCGGCAGCGCTACTACGGCCACCCGTCCGACAACCACGGGAACACGGCCGAGCTCTGGACCGCGTACCTGCGGCGGAAGTACGGGATCACGCAGGCGCTCGGCGCCCGCGACGTCTGCATGATGATGATCCTCCTGAAGGTCTCGCGCGACGCGAACGCGCCGAAGCGCGACAACCTCGTGGACGTGTGCGGCTACGCGCGGAACGCCGAGCAGGTCGACGATCGTGGCTGACACCCTCCGTCCCCTGACCCTCGCCGAGTGGCAGGCCGAGGGCGCGGCCCGGTTCAACACCGCGGACGCGCGCCTCTGGCGATTCGCCTGCCCCGCGTGCGGCCAGGTGCAGCGCTACAAGGACCTCAAGGACATCGGCGTCCCCGAGGCCGACCGCTACTTCGCCTTCAGCTGCATCGGCCGGTTCAACCTGAACCGCCCCGAGGCGGCCGACGGCGTCGTCGCCTCCGGCCCCACGCGGGGCTGGGGCTGCATGTACTCCGGGGACGAGGGTCTCGCCCCGGTCCTCCTCGAGCTCGGCGACGGCCGGGTTCGACGCACCTTCGAGTTCGCGCCGTGAGGGTCGTCTACATCGCAGGGCCGTTCCGCGGCCCCTCCGCATGGGACATCGAGGAGAACATCCGCCGCGCCGAGCGCCTCGCGCTCGAGGCGTGGCGCGCCGGGTTCGCGGTTATCTGCCCGCACACGAACACGCGGTTCTTCCAGGGCGCCGCGCCCGACGAGGTGTGGCTCGAGGGCGACCTCGAGATCCTGCGCCGCTGCGACGCCGTCCTGCTCACCTCGGACTGGGAGCGCTCCTCCGGCGCCCGCGCCGAGGTGGCAGCGGCGCGCGCCGCCCGGATCCCCGTCTTCGCCGACATCAGGGACCTCGTTCGCTGGCGAGCCCAGCAGAAGGCCTCCCGTTGACCGCGCCCTCCCGCTACCGCAACGTGATGATCGACGTCGAGACGATGGGCCACGGGCCGAGCGCCGCGGTCCTCTCGATCGGCGTCGTGCCCTTCCAGATCCACCCCGACGACTGCTCCGTCGCCCCGGCCGCGTACTGGGTCGAGGTCCGGTGCTCGCTCGGGGCGGCGTCGCGCGCCGGGCTCGAGGTCAACGCCGACACCGTCGAGTGGTGGCTCGCCCAGTCGCAGGACGCGCGCGAGGCGCTGATCCGCGAGCCGCGGCACGACGACTACCGCGCCTTCCTGGCGGCGTTCGCCGCGTCGCTGCGGACGATAAACGGCCGCGACGCCGAGCTCACCGTGTGGGCGAAGCCGCCGCAGTACGACCTCGTGACCCTGCGCGCCCAGCTGGCGAAGTTCGGGGTCGACGAGCCCTGGCAGCACCGGAACGAGCAGGACCTCCGCACCGTGATCGCCGCGGCCAAGGCCGCGATGCAGTCCGGCCAGGACGGCTGGGCCGAGGTGCTCGAGACCTCGCCCCTGGTCAAGCACTCGGCCCTCGACGACGCCGCCGTGCAGGCGGACCAGGTCGTACGCTTCTACCGCCGCCTTTACCGCCGCGCGCCGGCCCGCTAGGCTGGGGACATGATCCTCGCCGCCCTGCTCCTGGCCCTCCTGCAGGCCGCCCCCGCGCGGCCGGACATCGTGATCATCGTCGGAGACGACATCGCCGACTCGGACATCGACGACGTGTCCGCGGCCGGATGGACCCCGAGCCTCGACGCCCTGGCGGCCGAGGGGGTGCGGTACCGCCGCGCCTACTCCCACGGCTGGTGCGCCCCGACGCGCGACAGCATGGACCGCTCGCGCTGGCTCGGCGTCTTCCGCGGGGACGCCTGCGCCCTGCCGGTCTCGGTCTCCCGGGACCCGAACGACCTCTCGATCGCCGAGGTCCTGGACGGCCAGGGCTACAACACCGCCCACATCGGCAAGTGGCACCTCGGCGTCCCCGAGGTCGGGGACTGGCAGCTCGCCCCGGAGCTCGAGGGCTACGACCGGGTCCTGAACGGCCGCCCGGTCGGGGAGTCCTGCGGCGTGGTCCGCCTCGACGACGGGGTCGCCTCGCCCTCCGCCGGCGGGGACGAGACGATCGCCTGCCGGGACGCCTTCGTCCAGTGGTGGACCGAGACCCCCTCGCCCCGCTTCGCCATCGTGAACTTCGCGGCCGGGCACGCGCCGTTCAAGCGCCCGCCGCCCTCGATCCTGCCGCCGGGCTACCCGCAGTGCCCGCACGTCCCCTGCACGAACCGCGAGGCCTACGAGGCCGAGATCGCCGGCCTCGACGTGGCCGTGGGCCAGATCGCGGCCCTGGTCGGGCCCTCGACCTGGATCGTCTTCCTCGGCGACAACGGGACCCCGGGAATCGTCCCCGGCCAGGACCCGGCCGACACCGTCGCGACCCGCCCCGAGCAGGACCCCGCGCGCGTGAAGCTGACCTGCTACGAGGACGGGATCCGCGTCCCGCTGATCGTCCGCGGCCCGGGGGTGGTGCCGAGCGAGAGCCAGGCCCTCGTGCACGTCGGCGTCGACCTCCTGCCGACCCTGGCGCGCATCGTCAACATCCAGCCGCGCCCCGACGCCGCGAGCGGCCTCTCGCACGGCCTCTCCTTCGCCGCCACGTTCCTCGGGCCGGTGCCCGGGCCGCGGCCGTTCGTGTTCGCCTGGTCGCCCCCGCCGCGCCTCGACCGCGCGGCGATCGGCCGGCGCTGGAAGCTCCTGACGCGCCCCGACGGGGTCGAGGAGCTGTACGACCTCCTGAACGACCCGCTCGAGACGACCCCCCTTCCCCCGACCGGCCCCGAGGCCGACAAGCTCCGCGTCTGGCGCGACGGCGTGCTGGCCGGCGGCAGCGGAAAGTGACCCGTTGCGCACCTCCCCCTCCCAGCACGTCCTGTTCAGGAAGTGCCCCCGCGCCTGGTACTGGAAGTACGTGATGCGGCTCCCCGAGGTCCGGCGGAACCGCCGCGGCCGCGGCGACCGGGTCCACGCGCTCCTCGCCGCGGTGCTCGGGGGCAGGGACCACGACCGGGCCGACCCGATCCTCGAGGTCGCGCGCCCCGTCCTGCGCCTCGAGCCGCCGCCCCTGGTCGAGGTCAAGGTCCAGTCGTCCGAGGGCGCCTTCGAGATCGCCGGCAAGGTCGACGCGCTGTACCTCGACCCCGGCACCCTGGTCCCCGAGGTGCACGACCACAAGACCTTCGCGGCCTCCGGCCGCGCCTACCTCGCGAGCGGCCGCCCCGGCGCCCGGCGATGGATCGGCGAGGACGCGCAGATGCTCTGCTACGCGGCCATCCTCTCGCGCGCGACCGGGTTCTCCCGGCCCGTCGTGGTGCGGCACAACCAGATCCCGGTCGAGCCGGGCCTCGGGCCGGCGCGCGAGGTGCACGCCGAGATCCCGGCCGAGCGCTGCCGCGCGGAGTGGTCGAACCTGCTCGACGAGGCCTCCATCATGAAGGAGATCGCCGGCGGCGCCGAGCCCGGCGACGTCTGGGAGGGCGACGCCTGCCGGACGTGCGACCAGCGCGGCCTCTGCGGCGGCCAGGAGTCCATCGAGGAGTACGTGCGCCGCGCCGAGGCCCCGGAGCTCGACGGCGGGGACGTGTTCGGTTGAGAACCCTCCGCCTCGTGACCCACGGCGGCATGACGCGCGCCCGCCTCGTGGACGTGGCCACCGGGCGCGAGCTCCCGGACGTGCTGCGACTCGAGCCGGCGCCGATCGAGTTCAACGAGTCCCGCTGGTTCGGGACGATCTACGTGCACCGGCGCGACGCGGCCGGGGTCTTCCTCTACGAGGCCGACGCGACCCCGATCTCCGACCGGGAGTTCGTGGAGCTCGTGGTCGGCACGGTCTGGGAGGCCTGACCCGTGGTCCAGCTGCGCCTCTTCGCCCCGGTCACCGGGTGGCGGCCGCCGGAGCTCTCCTCGCTGCCCTCCTGGCGCGGGGCGACCCGCGTCTCGATCGACACGGAGACCCGCGACGACAGCATCGGCGACGACCTCGGGATCGGGGTGCGCCGCGGGGGCTACGTGGTCGGGATCTCGTTCTCGATCGACCGGCCCGGCGAGGCGCGCCGCGGGTGGTACCTCCCGATCCGCCACGAGGGCGGCGGTAACCTCGACCCGGAGGCCGTGCTCGCGTACCTCCGCGACCAGGCCGCGGCGACCGAGAACGCGGCCGAGATCGTCGGGGCGAACCTGCCCTACGACCTCGACTACCTCGAGGAGGCCGGGGTCCGGTTCCGGCCGCGCCGGTTCCGGGACATCCAGGTGCTCGAGCCCCTGCTCGACGAGCTCCAGTTCTCCTACTCGCTGCAGGCCGTGGCCGAGCGGAACGGCCTCGCCGGGAAGGACGAGGCGCTCCTCGACCAGGCGGCGCGGCACTTCTGCGCCGGCGAGCGCCGCGGCAACCGGAAGTGGAACCCCAAGGCCCACATCTGGCGCTTGCCCTCGCGCCACGTCGGCCCCTACGCCGAGGTCGACGCGCTCCGGCCGCTCGAGATCCTCGAGGCCCAGGAGCGGCGGCTCGCGGCCACCGACTCGGCCGACGCGCGCGTGGCGTCCGGCCGGGCGGCGAGCCTGCGCTCGCTCTGGGACCTCGAGTCCCGCCTCCTGCCGGTCCTGCTCGGCATGCGCCGCCGCGGGGTGCGCGTGGACCTGCCGCACCTCGACGTCGTCGAGGCGCGCTGCCTCCGCGAGGAGGAGGACGCCTGCGCGGCCTTCTCGACCGCGGTCGGGCGCCGCCTGCAGCCCTCCGACCTCGCGAAGTCGGCCGTGGTCGGCCCGCTGATCGAGTCGGCCCTGGGCCTGAAGCTCGGGCGCACGGAGACGAACAAGCACGAGCTCAAGGCGCCGAAGCTGCGCGCGCTGCACCACCCCGCGGTGGACCTGTACCTGCGCGCGCGCCGGTTCTCCAAGCTGCGCACGACCTACGTCCAGCAGCTGCGGGACCACCAGGTCCGCGGCCGCGTGCACTGCACGTTCAACCAGGTCAAGCGCGCGAAGGACGACGCCTCGGACGACGACGAGGGCACGATCAGCGGCCGCGTGTCGGCCACCGACCCGAGCCTCCAGAACCAGCCGGTCCGCGACCCCGCAATCGGCGCGATCTGGCGCAAGGCCTACCTCGCCGACGAGGGGGCCGAGTGGGCGTGCCTCGACTACAGCGCGCAGGAGCCGCGCTGGCTCATCCACTTCGCCGCGGAGACGCGCTGCACCGGCGCGGCCGAGATGCGCGACGCCTTCCGGCGCGACCCCGCGACCAAGCTCTACGAGGTGCTGCGCGACCGCATCGGCTGGTCCGGCGACGAGGGCAAGGAGCGCACCAAGACCGTCTACCTCGGGATCGCGTACGGCATGGGCGGCCCCAAGCTCTGCCGGCAGCTCGGCAAGCCCACGCGCTGGGTCGAGACCAGGAGCGGCCGCTACATCGAGGTCGCGGGCGACGAGGGCCAGGCGGTGATGGACGACTTCCACCGCGGCGCGCCGTTCATCCGCGAGCTGAACCAGGAGACCGAGAAGGTCGCCAAGCGCCAGGGCTACGTCCGCACCGTGCTCGGGCGCGTGTGCCGCTTCCCGCGCCACCGCGACGGCCGGCCGGGCTACGACTGGACCCACAAGGCGACGAACCGCGTCGTGCAGGGCTCGAGCGCCGACCAGATCAAGCGGGCCATGGTCGACGCGGACGAGGCCGGGATCGCGCTGCAGCTCCAGGTCCACGACGAGCTCGACCTCTCGGTCGGCGACCGCCGAACCTCGATTCAGCTTGCGGAGATCATGCTGAACGCGGTACCCTGCAGCGTGCCCCACCTGGTCAAGCCCGAGCACGGCCGAAGCTGGGGCGAGGTCGAGTGATCCCCGTACTCCTGCTCCCGACACCCTGCGTCAGGTGCGGCGCGCCGCCGGCCCTCGACGTCGTGTTCTACACGACCACCGGGCCGAGGATCGTCGGCCTCTGCAAGACCCACATCCTGTCCATCTGCGACGTCGTCGACCGCATCGTGAGCGACGGCATCTTCTCGGAGACCCCCTCCCCGTGATCACCCGCACCTTCCACACGCCCGGCGGCTCGGCGAGCCTCGGGCTCGACCCGGGCTGCTTCCTCGTCGGCGTGTATGTCGCGCGCCGGGGCGGCAGCCTGCACCTCGACCTCGCCGTCGGCCCCCTGCGCGCCAGCGTGGCGTTCAAGCTGTCGTGAGCCCCGTCGAGCTCGAGGGCCGCGCGATCGAGCAGTGCGCGCGCCACGCGGAGCAGCTGCAGCGCATGCTGGACGCGGAGTTCGCCGTCGCGTCCTGCGTACCCCCCGAGTCTGAGACGGGCCTCGCGGCCGACATCCGCGCGTTCCTAGAGGCGTGCCGTGCCCGCTCGGGAGCGTAGCAGCCTCCGGCGGGTCGTCGTCGCGTGCCTCGCGGCCCTCGACGCCATCGCCGTCGAGAACCCCGCCCTGCCTGGCACCCCGGACGTGAACTACGCCGAGGGCTGGCTCGAGCTGAAGTCCCTCACGCGCTGGCCGGCCAACCGGAACACCCCCGTCCGCGTGGAGCACTGGACCCCCGAGCAGAAGGTCCGCCACCTGCGCCGAAGTCGGGTCGGTGGCGAGACTTACGTGCTGATCGAGTCCGTCCAGGAGAAGGAGGTCCTCCTCCTGGAGGGCGGCGTGGCTGCTAGAATCCTGGGCCGCGTCCCCGTCCCCGAGCTCCGCGCCGCCGCGGTGGCCCGGTGGGCCGACCGCGCCGAGATGCGTCGAGAGCTCCCCCGCCTCCTCTCCTCCCGATCCCGTGACTTCCCCGACGACCCCTGACCCCCAGGCCGCGGTCGACTTCCTGCGCCGCGTCCGCCCCGAGGGGTTCTGGGCGCTGGCGCGCATCGACCCCGACCTCCCGACCGGCGACCCCGACAAGATCCGGGTGCGCAGCTTCGCGACCCGCGAGGGGAACGAGGCGCGCGCGTGGATCGAGCGCGAGAACGCCGCGGGGCGCAACCTCTACTGGACCGTGAACCCGCTCCTGCGCCCGGTGGCGCGGAAGCCCTCGCGCGAGGACGTGGCGGCCCTCGAGTGGCTCCACGTCGACGTGGACCCCGACAAGCGGAAGCCCCTCGCCGAGGAGCGCGCGCGGATCGAGGCCCTGGTCGGGGACCGGTGGCCGGCCTTCCTCCCGCGGCCTACGGTCCTCGTCGACTCCGGCGGCGGCTACCAGATGCTCTGGCGCCTCGCCGAGCCCGTGGACGTCGGCGGCCGGCCCGAGGCCTACGAGGAGGCCGCGCGCTGGAACATCCAGCTCGAGGTGGTCCTCGGCGGCGACAACTGCCACAACGTCGACCGGCTCATGCGCCTCCCGGGCACGGTCAACTGGCCGGACGCGAAGAAGCGCGCGGCCGGGCGCGCGCCCGCGGTGGCGCGCGTCGCCGCCGCCGACTGGGACCTCTCGCACCCGCTGTCCGCGTTCACGCCCGCCGCCCCCCGGCAGGGCGAGGGCGACGCCACCTTCCCGGCCCCGGCGCCGCGGCGGGTCGAGACGGCGAACGTCCAGCGCCTGCTCTCGCTCGACGAGCTGCCCGAGACCGTGCCGGGCGGGGTGAAGGTCGTGATCAACCGCGGCCACGACCCCGACCACCCGCGGCGGTGGAAGAGCCGCTCCGAGCCTCTGTTCTGGGTCGTGTGCTCCCTGCTCCGGAGCGGGGTGTCCGACGACGTCGTGTACTCGGTGATCACCGACCCCGACTTCGGGATCAGCGAGTCCGTCCTCGACAAGGGCAGCCGCGCCGAGCGCTACGCCCTGCAGCAGATCCAGCGCGCCCACGAGCAGGAGGACGACCCGCTGCTCGCCGACCTGAACTCGCGCCACGCCGTCGTGGCCGACGTCGGCGGCAAGTGCCGCGTGATCTCCGAGTCCCTCGACCCGGTCCTCGGCCGGGACGTGTTCTCGCTGCAGACCTTCGAGGACATGATCAACCGGTACTCCAACCGCACGGTCGAGGTCCCCGGCGAGGAGGGCGACGACCCGCGGACGCGCGACCTCGGCCGCTGGTGGCTCGCCCACCCGCAGCGCCGCCAGTACGACCGCATGCTCTTCGCGCCCGGGCGCGCGGTGCCGGGCGCGTACAACCTCTGGCGCGGCTTCGCGTGCGAGGCGGTCCCCGGCGACTGCTCGCTCTACCTCGACCACGTCCGGCGCAACATCTGCGCGGGGAACGAGGAGCACTACGAGTACCTGCTCTCCTGGATGGCGCGCGCGGTGCAGCGCCCCGGGGACCAGGCGCACGTCGCGATCGTGCTGCGCGGCGCGCGCGGCGCCGGCAAGGGCGTCTTCGCGACCAACTTCGGCGAGCTGTTCGGGCGGCACTTCTTCCCGATCACGAGCCCGAGCGACGTGTTCGGCGACTTCAACGAGCACCTGCTCGACACCGTGGTCCTCTACGCCGACGAGGCGTTCTTCGCCGGAGACAAGCGGAACGAGGCCGTGTTGAAGGGCCTGATCACCGAGAGCCGCCGCGTCGCGCGCGCGAAGTTCCGCGCCGCCGAGACCGCCGCGAACTGCCTGCATATCATCATGGCGGCCAACGAGGACTGGGTGGTCCCCGCCGGCCCGCACGAGCGCCGCTACCTCGTGCTCGAGGTCGGCAACGGGAACCGCCAGGACAAGCCCCACTTCCGCGCGATCGGCGAGCAGCTCGCCGCGGGCGGGAGGGAGGCGCTCCTCCACCTCCTCATGACGCGCGACCTCTCGCGCTTCGAGCCCCGCGACGTGCCGCACACCGCGGCCGAGCAGGAGCAGAAGGAGCACAGCCTGCCGCTGGAGCAGGAGTGGTGGCTCGAGAAGCTCCGCGCCGGCCAGTTCCGCGAGGGCGAGGCGTGGCCGCAGTGGATCGCCTGGACCGAGGTCCTGCACGACTTCACGTCGCACGCCGGCAGCTGGGGCCGCGGGCACCGCATCGGGGTCGGGCGCCTCTGGCGCATGCTCGAGCGCCTCGGCGCCGAGCGCCAGCAGCTCGCCCGCCCGGCGCACGTCGTGGTCGAGGACGGGGAGACCCGGATCGTCGACCGGCCGCGCATCCTCGTCCTGCCGACGCTCGAGGAGTCCCGCCGCCGGTGGGCCGAGTACATGGGCGGCGAGTTCTCGTGGACGGAGGGCCAGCTCCTGCAGGACCGGCCCAGGGAGGAGGCGTTCTCGTGAGGCGGAAGATGCGCAGGCCCGGCGACGTCGTGCGGCTCCCCCGGCTCGGGGACGCGCACCCGGCGCCCGGGAGCGACCTCGTGGCGGTGTTCCTCGGCGCGTGCAGGCTCGACGAGGAGCCGGACGTGCCGGCGTTCCTCCGGCGCCTCGGCTGGACCCGGTCGCACGTCTTCGAGGTCAGCTACGGGATCCGCCACGGGCCGGCGGACGTCTCCCGCTGGACGGAGGTGTTCTCGGCCGCGACGCCGCGCGACGCCGCCGAGTCGGCGGTGCGACTCTGCCAGGCCCACGCGGCCGAGGAGCCGGGATCGGTGCTCGAGCACGCCGAGGTCCGGCTGCTCCGGGTCGGCCCGGTCACCGCGGCGGGAGGCTCGGGTAACGTCCCGGGAAAGGTGTTCGTTCGATGGTCCAGGGATACCGGCGCGCCCTTCGACTCGGTCCTCCGCAGCGAGCCTGCCCCACCTGCCGGCGGATGATCCGCGGGCGGGGGGCGCCCTGGTCGGCGCCCCGCGGGCTCGTGTGCGCCGGCTGCGGCCTCGAGCGCTGCCCCGCCTGCGCCGACGCGCACCCCCAGGACTGGTGCGTGGTCGACCGCGCCGAGGACCGCGGGATCGACAAGCACTACGCGCGCGCCTGGTACGGGCGCGTCCCTGCCCCCCTGCTCGCCGAGGCCCTGGGCGTCACCGAGCTCGAGCTCGAGCGCTGGGCCGTGCGCCGGGCCGGGGTCCCCGCGCCGGAGCCGACGCGGGTGGGGATCCGCTGGAGCCCGGCCGAGAACCGTCGCCTCGCGGAGGCCGCCGCGGAGACCACGATGCCGAAGCTCGCCGCCGAGCTCGGCCGGTCGGTGTTCGCGGTGTACGAGCGGTCCCGCAAGCTCGGGATTTCGTTCCGGAAGAAATCCCGAAAGTCCCCCGACGCCGCGGACCGATACCCGGTATCGTTCGGGGAGTTCCGGATGGCCCGGGCGCTGGACGCCTGGGTCGGGATCAAGCTCGGTACGAAACGAAAGGCTACGCGAAATGAAGATCATGGCGGTTCTGGCGCTGACGGCGGCCGCGAGCTCGTGCAGCTCGGCCGGGTTCCTGGCTGGGCGCGCGGGCATCGGGGCTACCCGGTTCTCGGCGGACGAGGCGGAGGAGATCGGGACGTGCCCGGAGGCGACGCTGGGGGTGACGTTCCAGAACGACATCCCGGCGGGTGAGCCCCTCCAGGGCTGGGTCGGCGACGCGGCCGTGCGCCTCACGTCGATGGACTCCGACCTCGTCGACGGCGGCGCGGCGGAGCTCGACCTCGGCGCGCGCCTCTACCCGACCTCCTTCTCGCCGGCCTACCAGCCCTACCTCGGGCTCGGCGTGGCCGGGACCTACGTGCACCTCGAGGACGGCGCGGCCGGCTCGGCCGACGAGTTCCTGACGGGCCTCTACGCCTGCGCCGGGGTCGAGCTCGTGCTCGGGAAGCTCCGGCTCGGCCTTGAGTACCGGCACACGTTCGGCGTCGAGGGCGCCCTCGGGGACAACCCCGAGGAGCAGGACCTCGACCGCGGCGCTCTCGCGATCTCGGTGGGGGTGGGCCTGTGATCGGGGGCCGCAGCTGGATCGTCGAGTCGCTGTCGCGGCTCGAGGACGAGCGCGCGCCGCGCCAGACCGGGAAGCGGGACCGCGTGGTCACGACCGCGGACTGCGTCGTCCTGCGCTGCGCGCCGACCCGGCACCCGCTCTGCGCGGTGCCGACGCCGGAGGACCCCGGCCGAGCCGAGGCCCTCGCGCGCACGATCATCGCCGAGCTCGGCGACATGGAGGCGTCGCGCCCCCGCCGGGGCGCCGCGTGGCGCCGCCGCGTGGCGGCGCTGCAGCAGCGGGTCGAGATCCTCTACGGCCGCAAGTGGGAGGGACCGCTGTGAGGATCCCGAAGCGCCTGGAACTACACCTCGCCGCCGGCGAGGACACGCCCGAGATGCACCTCGACGTCGTCCGCGTGTCGGACCGCGGCGGGGCCGTGGTGGCGACCGACGCGGTCGTGGCCGCGCGCGTCCCCGTCGGGCCGGGCCTGGTCGAGGCGGAGCCCGGCGAGGAGATCATCCCCGGGGCGGCGCTCTCGACGCGCGCCTGGGCCGAGGCCTCCCGCGGGTCCACCGGGCACGGGACCCTGCGGCTCTCGTTCGGCGAGCAGGTGGCGTGCGCCGGCGAGCGGCGCCCCTCCATGCACTTCCGGCCGCCCGAGGCCGCCGCGGGGGCCGAGCGGCCGCCCGTGGACGCGATGCTCGAGCAGGCGGAGGCCGAGTACGGGGTCTTCCAGGTCGTGGACCTGATCCTCGACCCCGAGGCCCTGCACCGCCTGTCGCGGGCGCTGGGCTGCGGGCGCGAGGGCCTGCGGCTGCGGATCCCGCTGACCGCGGGGAGCTCGCACAGGGACTGGGCGCGCCTCGCCGACACCGTCGGCGTGCTGGTCGAGCCGGCCGAGGGCGGCGGGCCCACCGGCCTGATCGTCCCGATCTCGCGGGAGGGGCACCGGTGAGACCGATCATCCTCCAGACCTGGCGCGTGAAGGTCCTGATCCGGCCGCGCGGCAACGCGCTGGCGGGGTTCCTGCGCGAGGTGTTCGTGGCCGCCGCGGACCCGGACGACGCGGTCGCCCTCGCCGAGGGCGCCTGCCAGCTCCGCTGGCCGGGCTTCGACCTCTCGCGCGTGTTCTGCTGCTCGCGGGTATGGCCGCCCGACAGGAACGTCCTGCGCCCCTGGAGCGAGCCGTGATCCGGCCGCTCCTGATCGGCGAGGCGGCCGCGGACCTGGCGGCCGCCGCCCTCGGGCCCCGCACCCGCTCCGGCGCGCGCCTCGACCGGCTGCTCCGCGGCCGGGGCTTCGACGCCCTGAACCTCCTCGCGCGGTCCATGGGGCCCGCCGACGAGTGGCCGGCCGCCGCGGCACGCGAGCGCGCCCGCGAGCTCTTCCGGACCGTGCTGGCCGGCCGCGAGGTCGTGCTCCTCGGCCGGCGCGTCGCGCGCGCCTTCGCGGGGATGCACCCCGCCCTGGACGCGCTGCACCCGGCGCCCTACTTCTCCTCCGCCTACCCCGTCGTCCCGGACGACCGCGGCGGGTGGGGCGCCTGCCGCGCGTGGATCGCCCCGCACCCGAGCGGGCGCTCGCGGTGGTGGAACGACCCGCGGAACCGCGACTGCGCGGCCGCGTTCTTCTCGCGCATCCTGGGGCAGCTCGAGGAGCTGCCGGCGCCGGCGCTCCCGGCCGTCCTGCCGCCGGAGACCTGGTGGCCGGTGGCCGAGACCGAGAGCTGGCCCGGTCGAACCCCTTGACGGGGGCGGCCTGGGGGGATATTCTCTCCCACAATGGCACCCAGAAAATCCCCGCTGTCCGACGCCTTCGTGCGGTCCCCCGCCGCCAAGCGCGTCGCGGGGCGCCCGTGCTCCACCTGCCGCTCGCAGCACCGCGCGGCCGTCGAGGCCGAGTGCGCGGCCTACAACCGCGCGCGGCGCGCCGGGAAGGCGCTCGCCTCCTGGGAGGCGTTCCACCGGATCCTCCGCAAGGGCCTCGGCTACGAGGTCCGCGACTACAAGTCCCTGGTCCGTCACATGAAGGAATGCCTTGGCTGGGAAGTCACGTAAGAGGGCGCCGCTCGCCGAGACCCTGCTCGCCGCCCCCGAGAAGGTCATCGAGAACCCGCGCGAGCTGCAGAAGCTGCAGGACCGCAAGGCGCGCGAGGAGGCGCGCCGCGCGCGCGAGGCCGCCGGGAAGCGCAAGGCCCGCCCCTCGATCGAGGACGTCCTCGCGGACGTGGTGCGCGTGGCCGAGGACGCCGCGACCAACCCCTGGCACAAGTTCCGCGCCGTCTCGCGGCGCCGCTACGAGCTCTACGGTCGCTACCCGATCGAGTTCCTGCTCGAGCACGGCCGGTTCGAGCACGTCAAGCAGATGGCCGGCCTCAGCCAGGCCCCGGGCGACCGCCGCCTGCTCGCCGCGCGCACGGAGCGCTCGATCGCGGAGCACTCCGAGCGCTACTGGCGCCGCTGGCTCCTGCCGCACGCCGACAAGCACCCCGAGCTGACGCGCGCGACGTCCGGCTCCCGCCTGGCGGTCGCCATCGGCGACACGCACTCGCTCCTCTGCGACCCCTTCTCCTGGCTCTCGCTGCTCGAGTTCGCCGAGCACGCGCAGCCAGACGCCGTGCTGTGGGTCGGCGACCACGTCGACGGCTCCGAGATCAGCCGGCACCCCAAGGTCCCCGGGTTCACGGTCTCGCTGCAGGAGGAGCTCGACTGCCAGCGGGCCATGATGGTCGAGATGCGCGAGCGGTGCCCCCGGGCGCGGTTCGTGCTCGTCCCCGACAACCACTTCTGGGCGCGCATGGTGTCCTACCTGACCCAGGTGGCCCCCGCGCTCGCGAACCTGCGGTCCATGCGGATCGACCAGCTGCTCGACCTCGCGGACCTCGACGTGGAGCTGGCGCCCTCCGGCTCGTTCCTCGCCCCCGGCGAGGACCAGCGCCCCGCGCTGCGCCTCTGGGACCGGGTCCTCGTGACCCACGGCACTCGCACCGGCGCGCACCCCGCGCACGCGGAGCTCCACTCCTGGGGCGAGAGCGGGGTCTCCGGCCACGTCCACCGCCACCAGCTCGCCATCGGGTCCACCTTCGCGCTGCGCGACCGCCAGTGGCTCTGCCTCCCCGGCGGCGTGATCGACGCCGCGGCGCGCCACTACGTCCCCGGCCCGTTCCCGGCCTGGTCGCGCGGGTGGGGGGTCCTCGAGACCTGCGGCAAGGCCCTGCAGCTCACCCCCGTCCCCGTGAGCGGCGGCGCCGCCATGGCGCACGGCTGGTACCTCGAGCAGCCCCGGGGCCTCCCCTCGGGCCTCGAGGAGACGCGCGCGTTCTGGCGCCGGCGCTGGAAGACGGTCCGCCGGTGACCCGCGCCGCCCACCTGGCGCAGGTCTGGCGCCGCACGGTGCTCGCCCTGCGTGCCGAGTGCCCCCTCGTCCTCCCGATCCGGGTCGTCCTCGACCGCCGCGCCCCGCCCCGGTTCGGGGACGGGGGCGAGCTGATCGGCTGGTCCTACGTCGGGCCCGAGGAGGACGGGTTCCGGATCGTGGTGCGCGAGCGGTACTACGAGCGCGGCGCGCGCCGGCCGCGGCGGATCTCGGCCCTGGACGCGCGCGAGACCCTGATCCACGAGTGGGCGCACTGCATGGCGTGGCACTCCGACCACTCGCAGCTGCAGGACCACGGCCCCGCCTGGGGGGTCGCGTACGCCTCCGCCTACCGGGCGGTGGTCGAGGACTGATTCCCGGTTTTTCCGCTGGCCCCCGGGGGCAGAACCCGATATCGTAATCTCGATGAAGATCACCGTTGAGCAGGCGCAGCGCGTCCTGGAGATCGTGGACCACGGGCTCGTGTGCGGCGTGGGCGCGCCCGAGCCCGGCAAGATGTGCGTCGAGGCCGCCGTGTGCTTCGCGCTCGGCCTGCCGCACGGGGACGACCCGGAGTGCGTGTCCAACCCGGACCGCTGGTTCAAGATCACGCTGAACGACTCCCAGTGGTCGTCCCCGGCCGCGCGGGCGGCGGGGCTGCGCCGCGTCGCCGTGCTGCAGCTCGGGACGCGCGGCGCGGACCGCGGTCCCTGGGTGGAGCAGCTGGTCGAGCTCACGATCCGGCGCGTGGTCCCCGCGGGGCTCGAGGCCATGGCGGCAATAGACGAGGACCACGCCGCGGCGCTGCGAGCGGCCGCGAGGCGGTGCGAGACCGAGGGCTCCGAGGCGGCCCTCGGCGCCGCCGCCTACGAGGTCGATCACGCCAGCGGGAACTGGGCCGACTTCGAGCCGGTGGATTTCTACCGAGGCCTGGCCGACGTATGTAGGACGATCAGCGCGGTCGAGGCGCAGCGCGTGAAGGCCGTCACCCTCGGGTTCGACGTCGCCGGGACCGTCGAGCAGACGCACATCGACCTGTGCGTGGACCTCGCCAGCCTCCCCGCGCTGGTCGGCGCGCTCTCCCGTGGCAGCGAGCGCGACGGGATCCTGCGCCTCGCCGCCCGGTGCGCCGAGGAGGCGTACGAGCGCACGGGCTCGCCGGGGCTGGACCTCCTGCACCAGATCGAGGGTGCCGCGTGATGGGCATGCGCTGGTTCCTGTGCTCCCACCTGCCCCCGCACCTGCAGGACGTGGTGCGACCGTTCACCGAGCTCGCGGCGATCCTGCTGGAGCGGTGCGAGGATTCCACGGAGCGCGAGGTCGCGCTCCTGCGGTTGCTCGAGGCCAAGGACGCGGCGGTCCGGGCAACCATCGTCACCGTCGAGAACGCCGCGGAGAGAAACCGAAGACAGGCCGGGTTCATCCCCGCCAAGGAGAGCTGACATGAGCGGAACGAAGGGCATGACCCCGAACAAGATCACCCACCACGAGTCGCGGACGAGCATCCGCCGCCGCTACGAGGAGGGGGAACCCCTGCTCGAGATCGCCGCGGACTACGGCGTGTGCACGGACACGATCCGCAAGGTCGCGGTCGACGAGGGCGCCAAGCCCCGGAAGGTCGGCCGCCCCAAGAGCCGGTGATCCCGTGAACCTCCTGATCCTGGACGGCCACCTCGCCCGCGACCCCGAGATCCGCTTCACCGCGGACGGGACGCCGGTGTGCAACTGCTGCATCGCGAACAACCGCCGCGCGCCGAAGTCCGGCGAGCAGCGGGCCCTGTTCCTTGAGTTCTCCGTGTGGGGCAAGCGGGGCGAGGCCTTCGCGCGCTACCACGCCAAGGGGAGCCCCGCGATGCTGATCGGCCACCTCGAGGACAACGAGTGGACCGACTCGCGCGGCGAGAAGCGCCGCCGGACCAAGCTGGTCGTGACGGACTGGGAGTTCGCCGGCCGGTCCAAGACCGCGGACGAGCAGCCCGAGCCGACGACGACCGAGCAGCCCGAGGCCCCGCCGGACACGGCCTTCTGACCATGTGCCACGGCCAGGCCATCCAGCTCGCGCCGCTGCGCGTCGAGACGTGCCGCGGGTGCGGCGAGAGCGCCATGATCTACCAGGCCGAGCTGCGGCTCGGCGGCGAGCGAACGACCGTGCGTCTCTGCGGAGCGTGCGCGCGGACCGTGCAGGACCGAATCAGCAAGCAGAGAAAGGAATGTCAGTGAGCAAGATCGAACCTATCAACGGCTGGACCCGAGCCGCGGGAGCGAGAACATGAGCATCGACGGTCTCGTGAAGAACTACCCGGACCTGGCGAGCATCCTGCCGCTGCCCGTCAGGGAGATGCCGTACCTGCAGTTCCGCCACGACGATGCGGCGTGCGGGGTCCGGGCCGGCTCGATCGTGGCCAACGTCGCTGAGGTCGTCGTCAACTGGATCGAGGAGAACGTCGCGTGAGGCTCACGAGAGGACAGGGCAAGCCCGGCCAGGGCGGATGCTGGATGGTGGCCGTGCAACAGTACACGGAGAACAAGGGCTGGCACGACCACCCGGAGTGCGTCGAGCCGATGATCCGGGAACTCTGTGTGCGTCTGAATGACCGCTGCCCGGACGGCGAGCGCGAAGCCCTGATCGGCCCGCACCTGTTCGCGCCGGTCGGGACTCGGAGCGACGATCCTAGCGTTCGGGAGCGCCGGCTCCGCCGCGCCGTGAGGTTCGCGCTGGACGAGGCGGCGAATGTATTGACCACGGCCGGACTGGATGGGGCGTTCATGCGTGCGCCCTTCGGCGACTTCGCCGCCGCCGCCTATGCCGCCGCCCGCGCCGCCGCCGCCGCCGCCCGCGCCGCCGCCTCCGCCAACGCCGCCGACGCCGCCGCCCGCGCCGCCGCCGCCTCCGCCAACGCCGCCGACGCCGCCGCCTACGCCGCCGAGGCCGCCGCCTCCGCCCACGCCGCCGCCTACGCCGCCGCCGCCTCCGCCAACGCCGCCGACGCCGCCGCCTACGCCGCCGAGGCCGCCGCCTCCGCCCACGCCGCCGCCTACGCCGCCGCCAACCGACGTCTCCTTGCCCTGATCCTCGACCTGTGCGCCATCGGCGAGCGCGTCGAGGTGTGCCCCGTGCGAACGACGACCGAAGTGCTCCAGAGCGTGTGCCTGGTGAAAGGGGATTCCTAGTGACCCGCCCGATCAAGTTCATCGTCACGGACCCGCGCACGCCGCCGGCCGACGCGCCACTGGAGATCCTCGCGAGCCTGGAGGTAGACGATGATGGAGACCTGGTTCTGCACCTCGGCCCACGCTTCTGTTTCCTAACCAGCCGCGGACGCGCTGTGCCGGGCGTCCCGGCGTGGATCAATCGCACCCTCCGAGAGCTCCCGAAATGACCCACTACGGCCTCAACCCCTCGTTCGTCTACGCCTCGCCGCTACAACTCTTCGCCGACCTCGCGCGCCGTGGGCGCCGGTTCGAGGTCCTGGACGCCCAAGGTCGGCCGACGGGGGAGGCGAGCCCGCTGGACAGTACGGGCGCGCCGTCGCTAGACGGGCGCCGCCACGGCGTGCGCTGCGCTGAGGCGTGGTACACAGGACCACTGCCCGACGGGGCACGGCGGATGCCGTCGGGCCTGGTGATCGAGGAATGGCCGGGGCGCGGATTCACGCGCCCGTGTGGGCCGCTGATTCCGCATGAGCCCTCTCTCGCCGCGCTGACGGCCCTCCGCCCCGCCGTCCTCCGCACCCTGGACTGGCAAATGACCAACAAGCGCCCCGACTGGACACGCCCCCGCGTGCGCCCGACGGACTTCCTCCAGGGCACGGACGCCGGCATGGCCGTCGAGATCCAGGCGGGCATCGCGAACCAGCTCGGGTGCTCGCTCTGGTGGTGCGCCCCGCCGCGCTACGAGCTCCCCGTGGACGAGTACGAGGTCCGCCTGGAGGAGTACCTCACGGCGATCAAGCGCACCGCCCAACGGCCCGTCATCATGGAGTACGGAAACGAGCTGTGGAACGCGGGCTTCCCGGTGCACGGGTGGCTCAAGGCGGCCGTGCCGGTCGTCGCAGGGCAGAGCAGTTCCGTTCCGACCACCTGGCACCAGGTGGCGGCCCGCGAGATCGCCACCCTCAAGCACGTCGCCGACCGCGTCTTCGGCACCCCCGGCCCCCTCGGCGCGCGCGCCTACTACCTGTTCGTCGGGGGCCAGCTCACGGTGCCCTCGCACCTGCAACGGATCCTCCAGGCGCTGGCGGACCTCGGCATCACACCTGACGCCGCCGGCCCCGCCCTGTACGTCGGGCCCATGAAGGCCCAGCGCCAGGAGTGGGAGGCCACGGGCGCGGTACCGGCGCAGGACGAGCTCCGCGCGAGCTGCATGGCGCGCCTCGAGGAGATTCAGACGGGACCGAGCAGCGCCTCGACCGACGGCGACCTGGAGGCGCATCGGTGGATCGTCCGTAACCAGTACGACGTCCCCTACTTCGCCTGCTACGAGGCCGGCCAGAGCCTGCTCGCCGGCGCTCACCCCTGGCGCCGCGCGGCGATCGAGGCCCAGCGCACGGAGTGGATGGGCGAGCTGTACCGGGGTATCCGGCGGGCCGCGGAGGTCGCGGGTGTGGACCTCCTGAACTGGTACTCGGCGGCCACTGACCAGTCACCCGTGGATCCGCGGGTGGACGTGTTCGGACTGCTCGAGAGCGACGACGTGACCAAGATGCTGCCGAAGGCCAAGGCCGCGAGGGGGGACTAGGTGCGCCGGTTCAGTTCCGACTTCGACGACTGTTTCACGGCGGGTGGGGAGATTCTGGTCCTGCCAATCGTGCTGATTCTGGGCGCGCCATTCCTTCTAGTGGCAGGTCTGGGTTGGTGCTGCCTGAAACTGCGCGAGCAGCACCAGAAGCGCAAGGCCGCTCGGGGAGACTGACATGGAACCGATCTACGAGATCGACTTGGTCCAGCGCTCCGAGGACGAGCGGGCGGAGAAGCTGAAGCGCCTCCGGGACGCCTTCCCGGGGCGGACGTTCCGCGTGCACGGGGGCGTCTTTTTCCAGGAGCTCGTCGGCCGCACCTGGTGGGGCGGCAAGGTCTGGCGTAACCTCGACATGCCCGAGACGAACAGGGCGATCCAGGCCGAGCGCGAGAAGGCGGCGGGGCCTCGCTTCTGTCACGCCGAGGGCTGCGTCGAGGACCCGATCGTGACGACGCGGCTCTTTCACAAGCCGATGTGGTGGGCGTTCTGCGCCAAGCACTACGCGGAGGGCTTCCCGGTGGTCGCGTCGTTCCTGGACGAGGCTGCAAAGCGCAAGGCCGCGAGGGGGGACTAGTGCCGTCCTCCGCAGTCATCGACGGCCCGTTCCGCTACCACCTTGCGCGCGATACCGACGTGCGCGGCGGGTCGGAGGACGGCACACGCCTCGTGTTCATCATGCTGAATCCCAGCGTGGCCGACGAAGCGACCGACGACCACACGATCCGGAAATGCCGCGGCTTCGCGGGCCGCTGGGGGTATTCTGGCTTCGAGGTGGTGAACCTTTACGCCTACCGCGCCACCGACCCACGCGACCTGGCTCGCGCCGGCTTCCCGGTGGGCTGCGACAACGACGCCTGGATCGAGGTCACCTGCCGCGGCGCCGACGTGGTGTGCGCCTGGGGTAGCCACGCCGACCCGGCTCGCGCTGCGCGGGTTCTCGCATTGGCGCATTCCCACGGTCAAGCGGTCTATCGAATCGGAACACTGACCCAATCCGGGCAGCCCCGGCACCCGCTCATGCTGTCCTACGAGACGGAACGCCAAGCACAGTAAGTGACTGACATGGAACCGATCTACAAGCCGACGCTCCAGAGCAAGCTGGACCTCCGCCAGATGCAACTCGACCTGATTCGACGCGCCTTCCCGGACCGGAAGTTCCGACTGCGCGAGGTATTCGGCGCCGGGTTCGGGCACTTCCCGACGACCGACGACTACCGCATCGAGGAGCGCTTCGGCCTGTGCGACTGGCGCGAGCTCGACATCGAGGCGACCCTCCGGGTCATTACAAGCGGAGACTACTAGCACCATGCGATTCCTCTTCTCCCGTCACGACGGCGGCCCGGACTCTGGCGTCACCGGATTCTGGCTGCTCGAGTGGAAGGCCGGCGTCTCGGTCGTCCTCCTGCGCTTCGAGCCCGGCAGCAGGCGCGAGGTGTTCCACTCGCACGCCTTCGCGGCGCTGACCTGGTGGCTCCGCGGCGAGGTCGACGAGCTGCACGCCGACGGCCGTCGCCTGCGCTGGGCGCCCTCCCTCCGGCCGAAGTGGACGCCCCGGTCCTGCTGCCACCGGATCCTCCCGCGGCGCCGCTCCGGGGCCCTGTCCGTCCGCGGGCCGTGGAAGCGGACATGGCTCGAGTACCACGCCGGCCGGGACGAGACCCGTCGGCTGACCAACGGCCGCCGCGTGGTGGAGGCCTCCTGACATGCTGAACTCCCGGTACAAAAGCGACTCCGGCCGCGCCGTCGCGACCGCCGCGCTCCTGGCCCTCTCCCTGGCCGTCGCCGTGGCCGCGGTCGCGGCGCTGATCGTGGTGGTGAGCCTGTGAACGAGATCATGTTCACCTGCGCGGATTGCCCGGGCTACAACGGCTGGGTAAGTTCCGCCGAGATGCCCGTCGCCGACGCCGCCTGCACGCGGTGCCTCGAGATCGCGCGCGCGGAGCTGGGGCTGTAGCCGTCGAGACCCGGCTGGAATAATCCGGATTCTCTCGCCTCCCCCGCCTGGTCCTCCCGATATAGTTCGGCATGATCGTCGTCGGCTACGTGCGCGTCTCGACCGAGGAGCAGGCCCGGGAGGGCGTCTCGCTCGAGGTTCAGGAGTCGAAGATCCGGGCGTGGCACGAGCTGAACGGGGGCGGGCGCGAGCTCGTCCTGTTCCGCGACGAGGCCCGCTCGGGGTGCCGAATGGACCGCAAGGGACTGGTGGCGGCCCTGGCCGCGGCCGAGGCCGGCGGGAAGGGCTCCGCCCTGGTGGCCTACTCCATGTCGCGCGTGGCCCGGTCGACGACCGGCATGCTGGAGACGGCCGAGCGCCTCGAGAAGGCCGGCTGCGACCTCGTGTCCCTGACCGAGCGGATCGACACCTCCTCGGCCACCGGCAAGATGGTCTTCCGCCTCCTCGCCGTCCTGGCCGAGTTCGAGCGCGACCTCATCTCCGACCGCACCACGGCCGCCATGGCCCTGAAGCGGTCCCGCGGCGAGCGCGTGTCGCGCTACGACCGCGTCCCCGAGGCGGCCTGCCGCCGCGCGCGCGAGCTGCGCGCCGAGGGCTGGTCGCTCCGGTCGATCGGCGACCGCCTGCGGCACGAGGGGTTCGCCCCCGTCGGCGGCGGCGCCTCATGGGTCCCGAAGGTGGTGCGCGACATGGTGCGGAGGGCGGCGTGACTCGCATCCTCTGGGACGACGTGCCCGACGAGGTGAAGGCCGAGCTCGAGCAGCGCGGCCCCTGCCGGGACGGGCAGGTCGCCATCTGCGAGGCCGTGCGCGGCCAGCGCTGGTACTTCACCCGGACGCGGTGGGGCTGGAACTGCCAGGGGGTCGACCGCCAGGCCGACGACTCGGTCGCGTCCGACCTGCCCGAGTCCGTCAAGGCCGCCGCGGCGGCGGACCTCGCGGCGCGGCGCGCGAAGGTGGACGCGATCATGGCGGGGAGGCGGGCGCCGCCTGAGCTCAACGAGGAGCCGCTGAAGGAAAAGCTGGAACGCCTCAATCGGCGGGAGGCGGCGATGTGCCTCGCCGTCCTGCTCGACGACCAGGCCATCGTCGGACGACCGGCCTTCGTCCTGGGGACCAACGTCGGGAGGATCCGCGCCGTGGGTGCCGACAGCGTGGAGATCGAGCTCTCGATCACCTTCAAGTTCTTCCAGGATCTCTGCAACCTACGAGACCAATCGCTGCGCCCATGCCCCGCCCACGTCGGCGGCGAGCACGGATGGTACATCTTCGGCAGCAACGCCCGCTGCACCTGCGGAGTGGCCATTCCACTCGCCGCGTGCGTCGACCCGATTAGAAAGGTCGGTCAGCGCCCGTGCCGGGGCAGCACGGATGGCACCCACCACTGGAAGCGTAAAAGTATGGCCGGCACCTACCCCGAGCTCTTGGACTGCCCCTGCGGCACGCGCCGATGGGTCCAGCGAGACGGCACCGTGACGGCGCAGATCCCCGCGTGAGCGCCTCGACCCGAGTGCTCTGGGACAAGGTGCCCGCCCCGGTGAAGGCGGCGCTCGGCGCGCGCGCCGACGTCAAGCTCGGTGGCACGGCGATCGTGGACTCCGAGGGGTCGCGCTGGTACTTCGCGCGCACCCCCTGGGGGTGGAACAACCTCGCGGTCGACCACGCCGCGGCCGCGGAGGCGACGGCGAGCGACCTCACGGACGCGCAGAAGGCCGAGGCCCTGCGCCAGGTGGCCACAGCCCCCGAGACGGCGATCCGAGACCAGGTGGCAAAGACGCTGCGTGAGGTCGAGGAGAGGTCGGTCTACGACCAGCTGCGCAACACCCTGCGCGACCTCGGGGCGACGCCCGACATCGCCAAGGGCAAGACTCCGGCGGCGATCGTGTTCTGGCCGAGCCCCGGGCGCCGGCGCGCGTGCGCGCAGGACTTCCACGGGCCGAACCTTCTCATCGCCGGCGAGGACCTCAAGATCGGCGACGACCTATGGATCGACGAGAAGACCGGGAAGCTGTACGCGAGCCCCGGGCCTGATGTCGACCGATCGATCCGGCCCGGCCTGGTCAAGGTCCGGGCGGGCGAACCATGAACCACTACATCGCCGGCAAGATCGCGCGCGGGGAGCCCTGACCCGTGATCCGCTACGTCGGTATCCCGAGGTCGGGGTGCCGAATGAGTGACAGGGGAAGACGGAGGGATACTCGATATGCTGATAATCGTTTCCATGCTTACCGGTGTGTTCGTCGCCATCTGCCTCGACTGGCTCCTGGACGACGACGCGCCCGCGGTGCGGTGCGACTCCTGCTGCAGGGGTCGAAGGGTGCCGAATGAGGAACGGGGTGCCGAATGAGCCAGGGCGCCGAATGAGTTTGCCTAGCTGAGTGCCGAATGAGTTTTCCCGCGAGGCGTCCCAGCGGCGCGGCCCCCATTCGTTTCGGGGAGGGGCCTCGAGCTCGGCGCCGGTCGATGCCGACTCTGCCGGGCGCGGGGACGACCGGACCGGGCCTGGACGGCCGCGACCGGTCGTCCATGAATCCCGATTTTCTCGACCGCGCTCGAGCGGGGCCGGTATGCTCCCCTCCGGTGACGGGGCCGCATTCCTGGGGTCCCGTCGTCCCCCGGCCGGGGACGTCTCGGCCGGGGTTCACTATTTCACGGGGGGTAGTTCCATGCTCGATCTTGCAGTGGCCGGCGCCGTCGTCGCGCTGGCCGTTCTCATGACCTCGGCCGACGTGCCCTGGCGCATCCGGCGCCGCGGGGGCCGGCCGTGAGGCGCGCCCTCGAGGTGGCGGGGGCCGGGGCCCTGCTCGTCCTGCTCCTGATCGTGCTGCGCGCCGGCCGGCGGGACCGCGGAGGCTGAGAACGAGGCGGCCGGCGAAAATCGGGATTCTCTCCCGACATCCGGGGGAGAATCCCGATATGCTGGTCCAGCGCGGGGATGGTCCTGCGCGACAACGGAGAACACACCATGTCGAACAAGCAACTCGAGCAGCTCCGCGACGCGAACCTGGCGGCCCGCGTCAAGCGCGCGATGGGCGGGATCCCGGGCCTGCAGCTCGTCCTCGCCGGCGAGCGCGGCATGGACGGCCGCGGCCGCATCGTCCTCGCCGGCCCGGACGGGCTGACGGACCGCGAGCGTCGCATCCTGGCCGACTGCCGCGCGATCAAGGGGGAGGTCTAGTGGCCATCTCCAAGGAAAGGCGCAGGCGCAACGCGGTTGCGCGCGCATGGCGGATGCTAAACCCGGACGACCGGGGCCGGCGGCAAGCATCGTGGTGGTGCGGGGACATCGGCCGCGCCGCCTACCGACGTTACCTGTCCGGCCTGCACGCCAAGAACCGCGTTCGTTTCGGCTTGCCCGCCTCCATGCCGGAGGCCGTGCGCCAGTAGCCCACCCCAACGCAATACCAACAACGGAGACACCACCATGCTGCATATCCAATCTGACCGCAAGTCCCTCCTGGCCGCTCTCGATTCCGTCGCGCTCGTCGCGCGCAAGAACAGCAAGAACCCGATCCTCCGGCTGGCGCTCGTCGAGGCCGACGCCGAAGGCGTGACCGTCTCGGGCACGGACCTGGACTCCAGCGTCCGCGCGCGGGTGCACGGCGCGACGGTCGCGGCCCCGGGCAAGGTGCTGCTCCCGATACACGACGCGCGCGCCTTCCTCAAGGCGTCCGAAGGGGACACGGTGGACCTCGCGGTCACGCGCGATTTCAAGGCCGGGAGGCCCGACGTGGTCCAGGAGGCGACGCCGACGAGGCCGTACCGCGTCGTGGTGGAGCAGGGCACCCCCGACGAGCGGGGCGAGGTGGTCCTGACCGTGGCGCAGGCCGGAATCATCCGGCTCGCGGTGGAGGCCGACCCGAGCGACTTCCCGGCCCTGTGCCGGGCCCTGCCCACCGATACCGTGGCCACGGTCGACGCGGCCGCGCTGCGCGCGGCGCTCGAGCGGGTGCTCCCCGCGGTGGCCAAGGACGCCGGCCGCTACGCTATGCACGGGATGCTGCTCGAGCTCGAGGGCTCGCGCCTGCAGCTCGCCGGGACGGACGGCCGGCGGATGGGGCTCGAGGCCGTCGTGGCCGATCGGCCGGAGGACGTCCTGCCGGCGAAGGTGATCCTCCCGCGCGACGCGGCAGCGGCGCTCGTGAAGCTGCTCGGCCGGAAGGCCCGGCGCGTCGCGCTCCGGTTCGACCCGGCCGGCGGTCACGTCGTGGCCGAGGTCGAGAGCGATCACGGCGGGACGGTCGTCCTCGCGGCGCGGCCGCTTGACGGGGAGTTTCCCCGCTACCGCGCGGTCAAGCGGGAGGAGCACTCGACCTCGGTGCGCGCGCCGGCGCCGGAGCTCCTGCGGTGCCTCAAGGCGGCCGCGGCCGGCTGCGCGGACAAGGATTCCCGCGTCGTGCGGCTCGAGGTCGAAGGCGACGCGCTGTCGCTCGTCGGGGGCGGGTGCTCGGTCGCGGTCCCCGGCGCGACGGTCGAACGCCTCGAGCCCAAGGGCGCGCCGGCCCCGCTGGCGCTCTCGGCCGACTACCTGGCCGACGCCCTGAAGGCCTGCGGCGCCGAGGCGGCGCGGATCCGCTGGCGCGCGAAGGGGGAGGCCTGCGAGGTCGACGCGGGCGGGTTCCACTACTGGGTAATGCCGGTCACGGTCGAGTAAACAACGCAACACACAACGGAGACACCCACACATGGAAACGAACTACAAGGCGTACCTTCTGCGAACCGTCGCGGCCGATGGCATCTCGCACGGCGGGTTCCGCTGGCCCCTCGAGGTCGGGGCCGAGGTCGCGGCGCCCGATTGGAACGACCGCGCCGAGTGCGGCGGCGGCCTGCACGGGTTCCTGCACGGTGAAGGGGATGGCGAGCTCGCCTCTTGGGATCCGACCGCGCGCTGGATGGTGCTCGGCGTCCCGGACGGCGCCGGAGTGATCGAGCTCGGGGGCAAGGTGAAGGTGGAGCGCGTGACCGTGCTTCACGTCGGGGACCGGCTGTCCGCGACGGCGCGGATGGCCGAGCTCTGCCCTGGCCGGGCGATCGTCGGTGGCACCGCGACCGCCGGGGACTACGGCACCGCGACCGCCGGGGGCGGGGGCACCGCGACCGCCGGGGGCGGGGGCACCGCGACCGCCGGGTTCCAGGGCACCGCGACCGCCGGGGACGGGGGCACCGCGACCGCCGGGAACCGGGGCACCGCGACCGCCGGGAACCGGGGCACCGCGACCGCCGGGAACCGGGGCACCGCGACCGCCGGGGACGGGGGCACCGCGACCGCCGGGGACGGGGGCACCGCGACCGCCGGGTTCCAGGGCACCGCGACCGCCGGGTTCCAGGGCACAGCGACCGCCGGGGACGGGGGCACCGCGACCGCCGGGAACCGGGGCACCGCGACCGCCGGGAACCGGGGCACCGCGACCGCCGGGTTCCAGGGCACCGCGACCGCCGGGAACCGGGGCACCGCGACCGCCGGGGACGGGGGCACCGCGACCGCCGGGTTCCAGGGCACCGCGACCGCCGGGGACGGGGGCACCGCGACCGCCGGGGACGGGGGCACCGCGACCGCCGGGGTCCAGGGCACCGCGACCGCCGGGGTCCAGGGCACCGCGACCGCCGGGGACTACGGCACCGCGACCGCCGGGTACGGGGGCACCGCGACCGCCGGGTACGGGGGCGAGCTCCGGATCCGCTGGTGGGACGGCGCGCGCTACCGCCTGGCGGTTGGCTACGTCGGGGAGGCCGGCATCGAGCCGAACGTGGCCTACAAGGTCGAGGGCGGGAAGCTCGTGAAGGCGTAGTAACGCAAAGGGCCCGGGCGCCGCGCGTGGTGGCGCTCCGGCGGCAGGCGCGAGCCTGCCGTTGGCGCTCGGGCCCATCTCTTCCGGAACCACCGCGACGGAGCAAACACCATGCGATATCAGAGCAAGTTTCAGAACGTTTCCGCGGGCCCGCGCCAGGTCAAGGCCGTTGAGGCCGCGCTGTCCGAGCTCACGCGCGTCGCAAAGGAAACCGTGGAGGTCACGGGGATCCGCGGGGTCGACGAGCACCGAACCGTGCTGTGGCAGTGCTTCGGGGAGCACAATCCCGCGGTGCTGGCGCTCGTCGACGGGGTCGGCGAGCGGTTCTCCTGGACCGTGACCGCGGAGAATCACAAGGCCGTGGCCGCGGCGCTGCTCGAGCAGCTCCCCGCCGCGCAGGCGCTCCGCCCGGTGGTGGACCGGACCCGCGCGCCCGAGGACGAGGCGGCGCGGCTGCAGGTGGTGCGCGAGGCGACCGAGCAGCGCGAGCGGGAGCGGGCGGAGGCCGACGCAGCGGCGGAGGCGATCCTCGCGCGCCGTCCCGCCGACGCGGCCGCGCTCATTATCGCGGAGCTGGACGAGGACACCTCCGAAGTCGAGACCGACTACCACAATCATCGGGTGACGCGGCGCGTGGCCATCGGCTGGCGCACGGGCGCGCGCGAGTCCTTCCACCAGCTCCGCCGCGCGGCCGCGGGGTTCCCCGAGACGGCGCACCTCGGCCCGGACGCGCCGGACGAGGTCGAGCACCGCGAGAACTACAGCATGGGCGGGGGGAACTACCTGAAGGCCGGCGGGGGGCACTCGAGCGGGTGGCGCGTCTCGAGCCTGCCCATCGGGGCAGAGGGGAAGCTGCCGTCCTGGGGCCGCGGGCTCGAGGATGGTCTTCCCGCCGCGCGGCCCGACCCGGCCGTGACCTGCTCGAGCACGGGGTTCCTGGCCAGGCCGGGGCCCGTCGCGCCGACCGCCTCGAGCACGGTGCTGCAGGCCGAGAACAAGCGCGGACCGTTCTGGCTCGTGACCCTGGCCGATCGGCTCGAGCGGCCGGAGTTCGAACGGCTGCGCGCCTCGGCGCAGGCGACCGGCGGGTGGTACTCCCGCGCCTGGCGCGGCCAGCCGGGCGGGTTCGGGTTCTCGAGCGCGGCCGCGGCGGAGGCGTGGCGGCAGGCGGAGCTCGGCGGGGGGCCGGCGCTCGAGAACCGATGCCGCGCGACCTGGACGGCCGGCGGGACGGGCGCGTGCCCGAACACCGCCGAGCTCGAGCGCGACGGAACCCCGTGCTGCGCCGAGTGCTACCATGACGCGGAGCCCGGTCCGGTGGAGCCGTCGATAGCGGCCGAGCACCGCGCCGCGGTGCAGTGCAAGGCCGACGACCTGGCCGCGTTCCAGCCCGCGGCCGAGCTCAAGTTCGACACGTTCCTGGACCTCGCGCGCCAGGTGGCGCCGCACGGAACGGAGATGGAACGGATTACCGTCCGACGGTTCGCCGGGTCGGCCGCCGCTCTCCTCCGGATCCCCGGATGCAGGACGTGCGAAGTGTTCGACAACGGCGGGGAGATGGGGATCGCGCTCGTCGACGACGGGGCCTTGCCCGAGATGGTGCCGCTCCGGGTGTGCGCGGGCCTCATCGACCCTTGGGACGTCTGGCTCGCGGTGCGGGACTCGGTCGAGCGGCTCTCTCGAGGCGAGGACGGCCGCGGCGGGGACGCGCCGTTTCCGCGGTTCCGCCCGGAGGTGGCGCCGACGCCGGCGCCGGTTCCCGACTCCCCCGCCCAGCGCGGCCGGGTCGCCCAGGCGGAGCGCCTCGAGGCGCTGGCCGATCGGGCGGCCGGCGAGGTCAAGTCGAAGCGCGCGCCGCTCACGCAGAACTGGACGCCTAGGCGCGCGCGGATCAAGGATGGCCAGAAGCGCGCCGCCGACCGGCTCGAGCAGGTCGAGCGTGGCCTCCGGGCCCTGGCGCGGGCCCTGCGCGAGAACCGCCTTCCCGGGCTCCTGGCCGGGGTGACGACGCGCGTCGCGGTGGAGCGCGCCGTCGACGCGGGGGATTCCGCCGTCGGCCGGGCCCTGGCGGAGCTCGTCGCGGCCGGCCTGGGGGATGAGACCCGGGCCGCGGACCTCGAGCGGAGGCGGGCCGAGGAGGTGCGCGCGCTCGAGGACCAGCACCGCGGCCGCGGGGGGCCGGGGTTCTTCCCGACCCCGCCGGCGGTGGCGGCGCGGATGCTCGAGCTGCTCGAGCTCGGGCCGGGCGTGACCGTGCTCGAGCCGTCGGCCGGTCTCGGGCACCTGGCGGAGGCGTGCCGCGACGCCGGCGCGTCGGTGACGTGCGTGGAGATCGCTTTCGACCTATGCGAGGTGCTCGAGCGCAAGGGCTTCGCGGTGCTGCGCGGGGACTTCCTCGAGACCGGGCTCGTCGGGGCCGGCTCGTTCGACCGGGTGGCCATGAATCCGCCCTTCGAGCGCGGCGCGGACCTGGAGCACGTCCGCGCCGCGGCCGGTTGCTTGAGCGCGGGAGGGCGGCTCGTCGCGGTGATGACGCCCGGCGGTGCCGCCGCGGCGGTGGCCGAGCTCGGTGGGCGGCGCGAGGCTCTTCCTGATGGATCCTTCCAGGGGCCCGGGGCCTTCCGCGCGACGGGGGTGCGCACGGCGCTGTACGTCCTGGACCGCTAGGGGGCCCCGATAATCGGATCGGCGCGCCGCGGGAGAATCGGGATTCTCCTGCAGCGCTCCGGCCGTTCGGTCGATAGTGGAGGCATCATGCGCAACAAGCTGCTCGGCCTCGCGGTGGTGGTGGTGGGGGTGGTCGCTACGCTGGCCTACGCTCTGCACGCGCTGGCCCAGCTGAAGCAGGGGATGGGGGTCTAGGACTCCCGGCCCGAGCGCAACGGTTCACGGTTTCCTTGGGGCGCGCGCCCCTTGCC